TGGCGGTGAACTGCCGCTAGCAACCAAGCCCCACCCGGACACCGTCCCGATGACAATTCCCCCAAATCCACCGCCAAGATACGACGAGGTGTTTCGCCAGGGAACCAAGGCGCTCAACGATGACGCCCGTGGGGTTCCGCCGAAGTACGACCAGGCCATGTACTGGAAGGCTCTTTATGCGTCGACGGAAAAGATGTCCCAGGCCCCAGCCGTCAACGACCTGGTCGAGGCAGCGTCAAAGTCGAGGCAGCGGTTTCAGGTCGCCTGTGACAACCCGGCCGCGCCTGTTACGTCGATCATTCACGTTGTCATGGACAGACAGGTTGTTCCGACTGGCGGTGCGCTAGCGAAGATGGTGGTCTCGGATGGTCGCCTAGACTCCTCGGAAGATCATCTCAAGGCCCTCGGGTACCAGTTCACAGAAGACGAGAGCGGGCACAGAGTCCAAACAGTTGATTCCGTTCCTGTGGGATTTGCTTACAATGCGCTCATGTACTGGGGCGGCGCAAAACAGCATCGGCGATGGCACATGGCCGAACCCGTTGAAATCAATCCCTCGAGACACGGAGACCCGTGCTTCATGGACGACAAGTTTTTCGCGGTGAGGGTCAAGTGGGCGGACCTCTCCAAGTTTGAAGAAGCCATCCAGTCGCTCATCACGACGCTTCAGGGTGCTTTTGGGAAATCGGAAGTCAGCGAACCGCACCCCTTGGTGTTGGCGCTCGACGTGTTCTGGGTTCATGAAACTGTATCGGGCTGATCGAGCGGGAATTCTTGCGGGAATCCGGCTGACCAAGCAAGAGACCCTTGGGTGGGTCATCGCCCTTGGTGAGCCGGGCCGTGGTCGCTGGCTCGAATGCATTAAGCTCGACGGGAAAAAACCTCCCGTGGTCGCCGCGGTAGACGACCAGAAGCTTGTATACGAGGCAGACCTGTTCAGCTTCGACACGGGAACCCGAAAGAGACATTCACTGGTCGCTCAGGATGACCCGAGCGACAGTCGTTTCCTTGTGGAGATCTCCACGGGACCTGACTGCATTCGAGGATGCCAGGGAGACACTGATGGTATCTCGGGTAAGCCCGCAAAGGTTGCGGTAGGAAAGGGAGCCCTCGGCGAGAACGGCAAGCTCGGCGCATGGGAGCACTCTCTTTGGATCATGAAGGACGGCGACGTCGTCATGGTTTCGCCGGCGGGTAACGATGATGCCTACGTCGTTCTCTTCGTTAGCGGAGCTTTGAGTAAGATGCCGACGAAAGAATTTCGGCTGATTTCCAGTAGCAAGTTCCAGGCATAAGAGAGGAAGCCTGGAGGTTCATCATGAACGCACAACTCAACAAAGCCCGTGAACTCGAAGAAGACATCAGGTACGACGCAGCGGAAGTAGAAAAAGCCAGCGTGGCAGCCCATCAGCTTTCCGATCGGGTCTCAATGGCCGACGAAAGCGGCTTGGCAACTGGCCTCGATCCGGATCATGTGGCGCAAGTGATTCGCGGAGCACGTAGCCTGTCAGTCAAGGCGATCGTCGCAAAGGACCAAGCGAAGATCGCCTCCCATCTCGCCGACGAAGTAGATGAACACTTGCTCATCTACGAGGTCAGCGCCTCCACCGGAAACTCGGCAATGGCCTCAGCGGTAAAAAAAGTCGACTCGGCAATGGCCGGGTTGGATTCCGCAGCGAAGACCGTCTTTGCTGTGCTAACCCTGGCCAAGGCCGAGCTCGAGATGGTGACGGCCTCCTTTAGGGCTCTCACTAAGTAGCACCTACCTAGCCTGCGACTTCCCTCCCTGGCGCTAACCGCGCCTCGGAGGGAAGTGCGTTGCGCTTCCACTTAGCCATCGGTAGACTGTTCCCATGCAGCGCGTAATCGCTTCCTTCGCCGACGAACTCGTGAAGCTCGGCAAGGAAGACGACCACAAGCACGCCACCGGGGGCTATGCCAGGTCTGCCCTCATCGGCGCTCTGGCCACTCCGTTGGTAGGCTTGGCCGCGAACGTCGCCGGCCGGGCAATGAGAAATCGCACTCTCGCCAAGATGGTCAGCCCGAGTAAATTCGAAAAGCTCAAAGAGCTTGGACCGCTCATCGGACACGCTCCTCCGGTGCACCTGCCAGGAAGAACCCTTCGTCCTGCGATGGCCTATGACGATCTCGTTTCAAAGGCCGTGTCCGGTGGACTCACGGGCTCCGCAGTCCAGGCCGTCAGGGACAGCCTCTCGAAGAAAGAGCAGGCTGCTCAATGAGCTTGTTTTCGGAGTCGTTCGCCAATGAGCTCGTGAAGCTTTCTTCGAACCTGGACCACGACCTGGTCGAGCGAGAGAAGATGATCGACAAGGCCAGTGATGAGGCTCACGCCGAAGCGAAGAAAGACAAGTCGGATAAGCCCGAGGAATCTACCGCGGCCGCTCCGCTCGCCAAGACGCTGTCGACAATGGTCAGCCACGCCAAGCCGAATCATCTGCACATTCACTTCCATCAGAAGTAGCTAGACCGGCAGTTCCCTGAAGCTCTCTTTGCAGCTGACCATGAGCTGCGACGGGAACGTGCTCTCCCATTCGAAATCGTTCCATTCCGGAATCTTGTCGTCGGCATCGACGTGCAGCAGGAACTCAGAGCACACGACCATATTCGGCGAGGCCAGCGGATTCTTCACCTTGCGCCCGCGGCGCATCTCCCACCAGACCACAAGGAACCCGAAGAGAGCCAGGTAGTCGTAGCTCGCGTTCAGCATTCCGATAGCCTTGGCGACGCCGGTGGAAACGTCTGGAAGGACCAGAAACTTTTTGATGACCGTGTTCTTCTTGAGCCAGGCGCTCTCGAGCATCGGCTGAACGCCACCGACGGACGCCTGGAATACCATCGGCACTCCGTAGGGACAGATTCGAATCGCACAGTGACTCACGGGACTCTTGGTGAGCCAGCGAATCATTCGAGAGAGAAGATGATTCGACGTACTGAAGAGGACCACCACATCGCGATCTTCCGGTGTCGTTGGAGTTCGGTAGGGGCCGTTTGGATTCGTAGGCGTCTCGTCGGTCATTGTCTGCTCACCAGCCAGTAGGCAAACCACACACCAAGGACTCCCATCAAAACGTCAGACACATAAGCGTTGTACCAGCTCTCCGGGTGAAGCCATACCTGAGGCCATTTCTTCTCGGCGTAGCGTTCGAAGAACTCCCATCCGTAGGCGAGGAGCGCCATGAAGGCCATCGCATGAAGCAGAGGCTTTCTCGCGTACGCGAAACAGCTTCCGGCGAAGATCCAGAAGCAGAAGTGAATGACGCTCGACGTGTCTAAGAAGGTTTTGCCGGTTCTGATAGGTAGCAGCCAGTCCATGTCCCCTCCTACTCGTTTTCAGTGCCGCAATAAAATGTAGCAGTTCCGTAGTACCCGCCAAATGGCTCGTCGTGTTCAAGGCTAATGTGAATCTGCATACCGTACGAACTGTAGAGAGTCTTCTCTCGCAAATAATCCCAGTCGTAAATGGCCACACCCTTTGGCATTCCACGCCATCCCGAGCCGCCGATTGGTTGGTACGTTGGATAGGCTCTGAGCGCGTCGTTTTGGTAGTCGCTCATCGATTTGTACTTCACCGGATCACCGAGAGGTAGCAGCGTTGTCGGGGGTAAACCCAGCTGCGGCGCAAAGACTCCAGCGTATCCTTGCGGCTGAAAGATCACAGTATCTGTCGGAACAACATCGTCAGAGAATTGCACCTCTGCAACGTCTATGATCAGCTTTTTGCCGATAGCTGGCTTGACGATGAAGCCACTTGTTACCGCGTGGTTGTAGGTCACTTTTACTTCGTGAGCGGGGTTTTGAGCACTCAGGAAGGTTATCGCCCCAGTGGCGTAATTGATCGTGTAGTCGCCACCGGTCGCGTAATGCGGATCTTGCTCGACCTTGACCGCGTCGTCGACCTTGACGACGGCTCGATAACTATTGCCGCTGGCGTCTTTGAGGTAATCTTCACCCGTGAACAACCCATGATACGTATCGATTACGCTACCGTGCGCCAACGTGTAGACGAGGTGGTCGCCAGAATCCGTCGCGATTTCATCAACGATACGCGCAGACTCACTGTACCAAGTGGTTCTATCTGTCCAGTCGTGAGAGTAGATTGTTACTGACGATGAGTCTGGTTTACTCGTAGCCGTGCGTACGCGCCCATCTGACGTTCTTGGCTGGAGCGAGGTGTTTGCCTTCGGCTTGTAAATCGTCTCGAATTCGCTCGCGTCCGATTTGTTGATGCTTAGTCTTCGGTAGACGCGGTCATCGATTGCTATGATTTCATACGATTCTCCGTCGTCCGAGTAAACAAAGCGAAGACTTGAAAACGTCCCATTGAGCCATTTTTTGAACTCGGACCAATCGGTGAAATCGATAACAATGCCGTCGTTGACTCTGATCATGCAGTCACCAGCTGGATAAGTGTCTCAGGTGTTTTGAAAGTTGCCATTATTCCACCACTAGTTGCATTAGCGCGTCAAACCTTCTGGTCTTAGACACGGTGCCGCCTGCATATTCAATTCCAATAACGGTACCAGCACTGAACGAAATTGCGCCGGAGTTGAAAAACGAATTATTCTGTATCGTCGTACTTTCGTCGTCGTGAAAGGCAAACTGTAAAAGGCCGAGAACCTTGATGACTCCGACCTGAACCGTGCCAGTTGTTATGTTTTGGATGGAGCGCACCCCGAGGTCTCCCGCCTGTTTTGTCAATACCCAACGGCTAGCAAGCGCTGACCCCTTGGGTATAGTAATGGTCCCCGTGCGGCTAGCAGTCCCGATTTCGTTGGTGTAGGTTACAGTAATGACGACGTTGCCGCTGCCCGACGCGAAGGCTGTCGTAACTTCGGCCTCGACAACGCTAGCCCATCCAGGAGATGTATACGGAGTACCTGCTGTAAATACGCTAGTATTGTTGTTGAATTGCGCTATGTTGGCTTCTGCCACCAGGCGAGACTGAGCAACTTCACCTTGAAATGAGGCGAATCGAATCAAACTCCCACTAAAACCAGTGGGGACGGTGTATGTGACCACCCTCTTGAAAGCGTTAGCAACAACAGCTCCCTCGGAAGCGTTAAACGACGGATTGACCATACGTGGTAACGCAATGGAACCAGTTGTAGCGACGGTTACTTGTAAGTTACCGAACGCATCCACGTGCAGGCTTTGAACCTTATTTGTTACGTTGTCTAACCCACCGACCATTACTGGGTTCCCTACGGCCGTGGTGTCGTCCGCTGCAAGACCTTCAACCTGCCCGCCATACCCACTAGCTGCCGTGGAAGTTAAGATATTTCCACTCGCGTCAGTGCGCACCGTTCTAGCGGTTGTGCCGTCACTGCCTACAATGAGAACGCCTTGAGTGTTTGCGGGAATGGCAACGCCATTCTCCACATTCATCGGGCGCTGATTGACGTCGTATAGGACTACTGGATTAGCCATCAGGTGTACTCCGTAATTCTTGCACTACCGTTGGCGACATCCCAGATACCGTCAATGGTGCCGGTGTACCCAGCGTCTACAAGCCAATCTTCTCCCGCGAGAATCAACTTGGTAAAGCTAGTTGCAGAGGCAGTCGCAGCGCACTTTACGTACAGCTTCTTGTTCCCATCGTTGGTAATTCGTGCCGCCAGCCGTGACGTGTTGGCCGCAAGCAGGGTTACGTTGGTAGCGCTAGACGCTACGCTCGTTACGGTGCCTGTCTGTGCAGCAATCGGGCGAACCACCACACCAGGGGTGGTACCTACTGGAGGCAGCGCTGCCGTGCGGAGCCGCTGCACGTTGCCAGACGCGTCTTCGCCTGCGATGAGTACGGGGTCACCGACAACAGCAGCAGCTTGGGCAGCTGCACCGACCATGCGGGTCCTACCAGAAGTGTCTGTCAGTATCGTCTGGGCGTTGGTGCCGTCGTAGCCGCCTACCAGTACTGGATTGCCGACAGCAGCAGCACCGTCAGCCGCACGTCCCTCAACCGCAAGCAGGATTTCACCGGCTGCATGCGTTGTAACGGCATTGCCCGCCACTTGCGTAAGGTTGAATGGGAGGTTGCTCTGGTCAGACGAGATAACGACCGGCACAGAGCTAGCACTTGTTTTTTGTCCGACTGTCGGCGCAGTACTTCCTAGCCAAGCTCCAATATTTGTATCGAGGCGACCACCAACAAGCGCAGCAGGAAGCTGTGGTGTATCAACGGTAATGCTTCCGCCGTTATCACTGACTGGAATTACGGTTTGATCCGACGCAATGACCACTGGCGTAGACGCAGCCATAAGCTTTTGGCCGAGCGTGTTGATCCGCGCCTGAAACGCCGCTGTCGTGAGAAGCGTGAGCGCCGTTGCCTCGGAGGCTCGCGTCGACAACGCAATGTCGATGTCCGTATCAATAGAGGCTACGCTCGCGGCGACAGCCGCCAACGTGACCTCGGAGGCACGCGTGGCAAGTGTTGCCTGGCTCGCTCTACTGGACAGCGGAACATCGAAGTCAGTGTCGATTGAGGCAACGCTGGCCGCAGTGGCCGCGGCGGTTACCTCGGTTGCTCTTGTCAGAAGAGTTACTTCAAGAGCAAGACCGCCTGTGGCTCCAATGTTCGCCGTGACGGTCCCGTTGACCGGGACCGGTGTCGCCCGAAGCTCGGCGTCTGTGAGTGGCCCGGTGACCGGTATCGGGCTCTGGTCCGAAGGCAACACAACCGGAGTCGATGCGGCCATGGCTTTTTGGCCAAGAGTATTGATGCGACCCGTGAAGGTGGCATCGGCCAGACGCGTTGCGAGAGTAGACTCACTGGCCCTCGTAGAGAGAAGCACGTCAAAGTTGGTGTCGAGAGAGGCAACGCTCGCGGCAACGGCGGCTAGGGTAATTTCCGATGCGCGAGTGGAGAGCAGAACGTCGACGCTGACATCGATCGAAGAAAGACTCGCAGCAGCGGCGGCTAACGTGACTTCGCTGGCGCGAGTGGCAAGCGTGGCCTCGGTAGCGAGAGTGCTGATTGCCGCGTCTAGGTTTGGAGGGTTTTGGATTGCAAGTTGACCGCTGGCGTTGACCCGAAGGAAGCGCGCAACCGTGCCGTCCTTGCCGGCGATGAGAATACCTTCGGCGGTTCCGATCGTTGCCCCATCGTCGAGGGTGACGACGTTTCCATCCTCGTCGACGAGGTAGACGCCAGGCTGATTGGCTACGACGACGCCGGCCACTAGACCACCGTCCTTGCGGTGTTCGTGACCTTGTTGCCGGTGTATGTGAAGATTTCGGTCATGGTTTCGCCAACAGCAACAGCCCCTGCGCCATCATACTGCTTTGTCACGACCTGGGTGACCTTGTTGCCGGTGTATGTGAAGAGCTCTTCGCGGATCTTTTTGATTTTCGCTGAGGTTTCCCAGACGGTGATGGAGTCCACCCTGGAACCAGTGTAGAGAATCTCTTCGTAGCTATCTTCGGCGATAAGATGAACGAGCTGGTCAAGCGGCCTGTGCTGTTCGCCAAACGGTGGCGACGGAATGAAGAATGGGATGAACACCAGCGGCGTAACATCGATCGTGATCGGGTCGTTGGTGATGAGTAGCCAACCGCTGTCGTGTGCGTCGAATCCTTCAGTGACGAAGACGTAGAGTCCAGCCGAGACCTCGCCAGCAGGCGTGTTGTCCGCATCTGTAGTGCGCGTGAGAATCGTTGGAACCGATCCGTTTGCGAGTTGAGTGACTTCGTAGATGCAGTTGTTTAGGTTCGGGATCGTATCGAGGCCGCCGGCGGAAGTGACGAGGATTCGGTCTCCGACTACTGCGACCTCGGCGTCGAAGACGTTGTTCGCGACAAGGTTGTTTGGGGAGGTGAACGTCTTGCCGGTTCCCGCGCCAGCGCCAATCCAGCTTGAATAGTCGCCAACGGTTTTGAGTCGACAGCTGTTCTTGGGGTCAAAGAGGATCGGTGCTCCACTACCACCGTCACTGCCACACAGATGGCAGGATCTCTTGCCGTTGCGAAACGGCATTAGCCGATCGCCTGCAGGCTGACTCTCGCCATCAGCGCACTCGTCGCTCCACTGGTCCGAACAAGAAGAAGCTGTCTGTCCGTGATGATCATGGACTCACCTTCGGTCGTCACGAAGTCAGTCTCGTCGGTTCCACAGCACAGGATGAGCTCAGTTCCCTGGAGGTCTTTTTTTACGATGACCCAGTCGGTTTGTCCGCCAAGCTTGAGCTCGAAGGAGCGAATGATGTACGGGGAGCAGAGCTTGAAGTCGAACAGTCCCCCTGTTGCCGCGACTGGAAACGCCTCTATTCCATCACTTCGGACGGAGGTTCCCGGCGGAAGGGTCCCGTTGAAGTTCCCTCCGGCAGAGATTCGTTGTTCCATCGTCAGTATGCCGTAGGCCATTAGAATCTCCCCAGGACGATGTCAGCTGCGAGCTTGCAGTATGCCAGACTGTGTAGGCCGTCGTCCGGCTGGTCGATAGGGTGATCATACATCATCGTCCGGGTGCGCTCGTTGTACTCGACGTACTCGGCGAGGATGTCTTTGGCGAAAGGTTCGAATGTTTCCCAGGCCGGAAAGAGAAACTGCTCTTCCTTGATGCTCTGGAAGATTCCAGACAGGACGGCATTTCGGTTCACAATAAACTTGAACGAGTCGCCGTCCCAGCGCTTGCGTTCGCCGAGTGAGGTTGAGTAGGCAAACTGCATCACGCGATCGCGTCCGCGTTGCTGAAAGAGTCGGCTATTGATGCCCCATCCGTGCCCCCAGTCGACGCCTAGCATCTCGACGTTGAAGACCCCGCACCAGTGCAGGATGTCCGGCAGGATGAGCTCGGGGTCGATTTCGCGGCCCACGTAGCGCTTCATGTAGAACGGCCAGAAGAGGTCGGGGTTTACGTAGGCGCCGATCGTCAAGATCGTCCAGGAAGCAAAGCGCTTCTTGCCGTGCTCCTGAGAACCTTCGGAGCGACCTTCACCCCAGTCGACGCCGGCAAAGCAGCGCAGTCCGTTGTGGACCGGATGGCGACCGAAGGTAAATGCATGGCTGTCGATTCCGGTGACTTGCTTTGTAGGATGACAGCATCGCTCGATGTCCATCCTGGTGACTGGTGCCGATGCGCTGTCGTAGGAGACGCCGAGGATTTCGTTGTTGAACTTCGCTTCGGGCCACTTCTGCGAAGGAAGGACAATCTCTGTGTTCCAGGCGTCCTCGGTCTGCTTCCAGGGAACCATGAGCTGAGTGACGTGGTAGCCCTGGTAGAACTCACCGGGAGCCATCGTCACCCACTGCCCCGCGGCCGGGTTGATGGGCATCCCGCACTCGGGCTTGGAGCAGATGAGCCCCTTTTTTCCGATGTTCCTGGCGTCGAGAAGGTTCCAGTAGCGCGGACTATGGCGATCGCACGGGACCAACCATTCGTTCTGCGTAGACCAGCGCCAATATTCTTCGAGGGTATTCGAGAAGGTCAGCGGGGTTCCAGCGATCAGCTCGCTGCCGGCGACGCCGGCGCTGAGCAAAGACGCAGACAGTGACTGCGAAATGACCTTGATGTTGTCCTTGAGTAGATCCTGGGCCTCGTCGAAGAAGACTCGACTGGCGGGAATTCCACGGGCTCGAGCTGGGGTCAAAAAGGCGTACCGAAGAAACATGTACGACCCGTTCGACAGCGTCTTTTCAAAGACCTGGTCGATGACGGTCTTGTCGATGAGGCTTTTGACGATCCAAGGCGAGTCCATCAGCGTCGGACGCAGTTTTTCGTTCGAGTACTGCCGTGTCTGCAGCGCCGACGGCGACACGTAGAGACTGCGCCACTGTGGATGAATGATCGATTCGGTCACCTGTAGGATTGCAATCGTCGTGGACTTCGACACCTGACGAGAACACTTCATCACGACGCGCCGGTCGTTGTTGTTGTAGACCGGAAGCATGAAGGCGTGGTTGTCGAGGCGGAGCGGCTTTCCTAGGTGATAGATGATCGCCTGTGCGATATCGCTCTTTCTTCCGTCAAAGAACTCGTGCCCGGACTCGTCCTTTTTGATTTCCAGGCCAGGGGCCCACTTGTACAGGTCGGACCAGTCGTAGCGAACAAAGCTTTCAATCGGCCGCTGGACATCTGGTATGTCCCAGTTGGCGCCCGCTTCGTCGTCCGTGGAATCATCAAGTGTCGACACTATGGCTTCTCGGCGGTCTTAGGCGGCGCCGGCGGAGGCGAGACCTCTCCTTGGAGCTCGGCGAGTGTTGGGATGTGAGTTTTTTCGACTCTCACGGAGAAAAGCGCGAACCGACTCTCCGCTGTTTCCGCGGGGAGTTGCTTTGGCGCAGAGGACTTGGACTCCTTCGAAGCCTGGAGAGCCAGCTGCCCCCACGCACGAGCGTCCGTCATCCCGGGATTTGGAGCCTGCATCATCAGCTCGAATTGTCGAGTGGCGTGCATGAGAACAATTGCGTCCGTTCTCTCCGGCGTAACCTGCGTATCCAGGCCAAAGATGTATCGGATCTGTTCAGTAGACGGCTGGTCCATTCCAACCGCAAGATAGTGTCCCTCTTCCTGAGGAAACTCCTTGAGCGTTGTCTTCCAGAATGCCGAATCCACGCTGCTGACATCACAGAAGAGCCGTCGATAGACGGCGAGTGCTTCCGGAGTGAGCTCTTCCTTGCAGCGTTCCTTGAAAATTGAAATGAGGGCGTCGTCTGGCGTACGCGCCCAGAGCATCATTCCGATGACCGTTCGAGTCATCGGAGCACAGAAAAGATCCAGCGCATCTAGGACTACTCTGTCCGGCTTGCCAGTCAGAAATTCCGGCTGATCTTTCCAGAGAAGGTCGATTTCTCGTGTCTTGGCCCACTCCAAGAATCCGTCAGTGAAGACGACGCTGGAGCTCTTCGACGCGAGGTAACTCTGAACAGACGCCGGTGCGTCTCTTCGAAGGGCGGCCTTGGTGTCCAAGATCCACAGGTCGCCCACTTTGGGCAGAGAGAGTTGCTCGAGAGCCTTCGGTAGATCGGCTTTCCGAGAAACTAGGTACCGGAGAAATCTCTCATAGGGGTATTGAAGCACGCGACATTAGCTCAGCTCGACCTGTCGAGCGGCAACGCGCTTGACGCTCGAGGTCTTCTCTTGCTGAGACAGCATCCTCAGCTTGACCAGGCCGTCGAGCACCTTGTTCAAGTGCATGATCGCACCCCGGACAGACTCCTCCGGAATGTCCTCAAGGCCGAGTCGAGAACCAAGCAAGAGCTTCGCCAGGACGCCAGACAGGTCTTCGAGGACCGGCGCTACCGAGGCAAAGCGGTCGATGTTCTCCGGGTTGACAAACCCGAGCGACAGGACCGTGTCGACCGAGTCGGAGTCTTCGAGCATTGCCGCTGACTTGATGAGATCCGCCATCGGCGGCCGAATCGAGGCAGCAAGACGAACCCTGGAAGGGGATGCTGTCTTGGTCGCTCCCGGCGTCGCCGGGTACCGAAGGTGGTGCACTTCGAGCACGATGTGGTTCTTGGCCGAGTCGAGCACGCCGGCGATCTTGTTCTGGCCCATGCCCCACGCCCCGAGAAGAAACGAAGCCTCGTGGCGAGCAAGTGAGTTGAAGTCGAACGAAACCTTCGTGACACCCTTGATCGTGGATGCTGGCGTTGAGACAGAGGCGTACTTGCCAAGCTGCCGACCGCGAAAGACGTAGTGACCATTCGCCATCGACACCTTGAGCGGATGAACGTCGAGCGCAAACTCTGCCGCCATCTTCTTGAAGACGTCAGCGCTTTCGGAGACCGAGGTGATTTTCGGGAACCGAACGAAGGTCATCTCCGCCGAGATGAGGTAGTTCTTTCCCGGACCAAGGAGCGGACCGAGGACCTTCGACTCCTTGATCTCCATGATGCCACTGACCCGCGGAGACGGAATCAAATTGAATCGATTGCCCTTGTAGTCGACGACGCCGATGCTGCGCTCGCCCTTGTAGATAGTGACGCTGGTGACGGTGAACGGAACCGTCGCCACGGCCTTCTTGCCGTCGGTGTAGACCATGACGCCGGTCTTGCCGGTCTCGGGACGATCGACCGGAAGAACGATCTTCGGCTCGTCGTCGAGGGGAATACCGGCAATGCGATCTTGCATGGCCGCCAAGTTGGCGCCCACGAAGATCTTCATGCTCGCCTTGGAGCCGTTGAAGTTGACCACGTTCGGCAACACAAAACCCTTGGCGAGAACGCCACTCTTGTCCCTGACGCCATAGCGACCGAACTCGGTTGCCTGGACGACGGTTCGGTCATCCGAAAGAGGGTCGAACATGAACGGGTTCCGGTGCGCTCCGAGCTGCGCTCCGTAGTCCCCAGCGCCGTCGGACTTCACTGCGCCCTTGACGCTATTCGGCACGGGCTTTCCGTACGGACTCTCCGGCGGGGTCAGGGTGATCTCGCCGTTCTTGTCGACGTTCGACATGGAGTCGCCGACGGTGTCGCAGAACTTCGACTTCTTGAGCTCGAGCAAGTGACGCAAGCCCTGGCGGTCAGCGCGAACCAAGATCGGCTCGAACACGTTGTCGTTGGTGGCGAAAATTCTGTACTTGTCCGGACCGTCTTTTTTGACGGTCATGACCTTCATCGCCATGTCCTTGTCGAGCTCATCCTGAGAAGACTCCTTCGGCGCGGCCCATTTTTGCAGCGTCTCGAAGGTGCCTCTCTTCTGGTAGGCGGCGAGGATGTTCGGATCGGCCTTGCCGATTTTGAGCAGCTCGGCGATGTGTTCCTCTTTGCGGGTCGGGAGAATCAGCGCAGGAAGATTCGCAGACGCGTACTTTCCACCGATCGGAGGAAAGCGATTCTCGAAGCCCTGGTCGTCCTGCATTTGCGGCGGTGGCTTCGGCGTTGCAAGCCCAGCCCCGACGCTCTCTTGGAAAAATGCCCTGGCGAGATTGTCGTCAGTGAGCGGCTTGATCTTGCCTTCCTGGAAGAAGATGTCGATGGGAGCCAAGTGCCAGGACTTGACGATGATCGGAACACCGACCTGCTTGGGCGCGTTCGGGTGCTTCACGATCGCCGTGGCAATGCCGTAGCCCTTTTCTTTGTCGAGCTTCTGGAACTGAACGGACACGTCGAGGCCGATGTCCCGCGGGAGATGCTCCGAGACGAGCGCGGCGATCTCCTGGGGCCATTCCTGAACGTTGTCCGAGAGCTTCGTGTACTGAGCTCGGCGGAACTGCGGATCTTCAGAAAACAGGTCGCTCATGTCGACTCCCTAGGTAATCGGAACTGTTCCGCCCGTTGGTGGTCCCAAGGTTACCTTGACTGATGCAAGCGTCAAAGTATGAAGCGCATTCGCAAGTGCTTGAGCTTGCTGCTCCGGGGTGGCGTCATCTACGTGTAGGATAAGCGAAGTGTCGCCTATTGGGGTGAATATAGCGGGCGCAATCGCCAATTGGTTGACCGGGATACAGATCATCGGAGCCCAGAATTTCACGAAAGCGAGCATCAGCTTGGCGGCGCCAACCGGCGCCCCAGGGTCAAAAGCCTTCGCCGCATCGTCTGCGAGAGCGTTCAGCTGACTCGGTGCGTTCGGCGCAGAGATTGAGGCGTACGCCACGTAGGCTGTCGCAAACATGAGACCGGCAATCTTCTGATCAACGGGCATCGCCTTGAACATCGGAAGAAGGGCGGTCTCCATCGTTTTTGCGACCAGTGGCATCTACTCGTTCACCGGCACAGGCTCTCCCGCTTTCTTGGACAAGAATATGTAATCCGAGAGAATTTTACTATTATCTATGAAGTTCGACTGCAGCTCGGTCAGGTCTTTGATGGCCAATGCCACTGGCGGTCCCGACGGCCCCCAGGCGGTGTTGACCTTCAGGTCCTTGATGATGCCGATGAGTTTTTTGAGCATGTCGACGACGACTTTTCCAAGAAGAGCATTCTCGTCGGCATCTTTGCCGAACTGAAACTTCGATCCCTCTCCGACCCAGGAACCGTCGTCGTAGTGCGTCTCTCGGAACTTGATGGTTCCTGCCACCTTGGGACCAGTGGTCGCCAGGACGGACACAGTGAGCTCGCGCCGGCCATCGTTGGCGAGATGGCCATACTTGAGCTGGGTCCGGGTTGAGCTCGGGCCGGTCTTGTCGAAGTACTGCTCGACACCCATCGTCTCCGGCTCGGAGCCTGACTTGATCTTTCCAATGGAGCGCTTGAACCCGTCAGCACCTTCGGTGATGGTCTGAGCCACCGAGGTCATGACGTTGCCCTCTTTGAGCCAAGAGGTCCCTACGCCAGGTCCGCCGCCGATAAGCACGGAGCCGCCGCGAAGGATGCGCAACCGTGCTCCTCCTTCTGTGAACCAGACCTTGTCCCCCGGAGAATTGTTCAGTTTTCCAAACTCATCAGAAGCATCTCCGATGGTGATCTTCTTCTTTAGGTTTTTGTCGTACTTGATGGGGAGGTGGAATCCAATGACGTAGCAAGTTCCGCCTGGGCCTAGCACGGCAACACAGTGAGATCCCTCTACCGGCTTTCCATGAAAACCGGTCCCATCAACCGCGGCGTCTGGCGTGAGAATGATGGCATCGAGCTTCGGGAAGACAGTTCCTTCCGGGCCATACCCAGAGAAGTAGTAAACGCCGTGCCCATGCTTGTCTCCGTTGCCGTCGACATAGGTCTTCTCTTCTCCGAGAATCCCGATGAGGATTTTATTTTCGTTGAGCTCAACGCCTCTTCCGCTGAACAGCATAAGTTCATACTACATCACAACTCGCGCTCGGGTATAAGACCGTTGAACGCAAGTGTGCTGTGGTCGAACCGCAGCAGAAAGGTCCAAATGTCCAGCGTGAACAAAGTGATTTTGATTGGAAACCTCGGAGCCAAGCCGGAGCTCAAGCATCTGCCGTCGGGTCAGGCAGTGACTGAGATGAGGCTGGCAACGAATGAAGTTTTCACGGACAAGAACAAAGAGAAGCAGGAGAAGGTCGAGTGGCACCGCGTTGTGGTTTGGGGAAAGCAAGCCGAGAGCTGCGCCCAGTACCTCGACAAGGGGCGACAGGTCTACGTCGAAGGACGACTGCAGACGCGGTCGTGGGACGACAAGAAGACCAACGAGAAGAAGTACACGACCGAGATCGTCGCCAGTACCGTTCAGTTCCTCGGAGGAAAACCCGGCGGCAAGTCTGACGAAGGCTACACGGGCGCTCCGCCTCCATCCGACGACGACATCTAGCCTCCGAGGTTTCACATGCTACTGACATTTGCTGCGAGTAGAAAAAGGGTTCTCGGACGAATGATGGCGTCGGCAGTAGAGTCACTCACCGACCACGGCCTCATCAAAATCAGTCTCGGCGGACCCTTAGGTCGATTCAAGTTGCCGGTCTCTGTTCTTCCTAAGGCGTATGCAGCGATCAAAGTGCTGAATGCCCCCCGGACGGATCCGGACATTTGCAGTCGCATTACCAGGTGGGCAAAGTCGCTTGGCGTCACGGATCAGGAGATTTCCATCGCCGCAATGGTGACACCTGGACAAATCAGCCAAGTGAATGCACTGTTTGCGGAAATCGCCTCGGTGTCGTCGGAGATCATGAGAGTTCATGAGATGACACCAAGGCAAGCCGGAGCCTACCTGAAGCTCTTCCTCGGAGAAGGAAATGGACAGCAAGTCGCAGCCGCGGCCTGACGGACTCACGCAAGGAGAACTCGAACGAATCCAAGCGTTCGAGGAGGCCGTCAAGAAGTGGCAGGAGAAGGCGCTGGAGAAGGCCCCGGAGCGAGTAAAAACTCTGGGGCCTATTCTGCGCAAATCCGTTCGTACCGGCTCGATCAGTGCCCTTGTTCGGTTCTGCAAGAAGCACGAGATCGATGTGAAGCGACGCGACATGGAATCGTTTCGGGACTGGCTCATCACTCAGCGGTTCGACATGAAGGATCTTGAGCCGGCGGCGCGTGAGCGTCTTCGGTTCAAAACACTTCGTGGACAGCCAAAAGAGGAGATGAGTCAGTCGTACGCTGCGGGTATAAGAAAGGGAGAGAAGCTAAAATGTAGAGATTGTATTTGGTTCGTCAAAGCTCCGCTCGACGGAGACAAGAACGATCCAGACAGCAACAAGGCTTGTGTCGAATTCGGAACCAAAGGTTCTGACGACGCTTGCTACGGCTTCACTCGCCCTAATTAAAAGGCCCCACTCTAGGCTGGCCTTTTAACGGCGCATCGGTGCTTCTCCCACCGCTGCGCTGTTTTTTTAGCTATCAGACGGACGCTCGAGCGCCGCGGGCCGGGTTGTTCAGTGACTTCGCAACATCGGAATGGTAGGCCCGGTTTGATGGCGGCTTGGCCGTCGGCTGAGACTTCGCCTTGCCGCCTCCTGGTGACGGCGCCGTGCTCTTTGGCTTCGGATAGGCACCGACGTGCCAGGACGCCGAGGCGCTTGCTCTGAGAGCGCCGCTGGCCTTCGGCGGAGCCGGCATCTTCGGAGCTGCGGCGTGCTTCTCACTGCCGCTCTGTCCTCTCAAGTAGTCAATCAGCTTCTGAGCCAGGACCGTCGCAATGACCGGCGCAGCTGCAACGCCGGCGTGCATGGCAAAGCCCGGCGCCAGCTCCTTGATGACGGGCAGCGCTTCCATGCCAAGACGGCGTGCCCCCTTGGCAGCGCGATAGGTAGCGCGGGCCTCCTCGGCCATTCCGGGGAGCTGAGTCGCGGCGACCAGTGCCGGGGCGTGTTTGTGAACGAACTTTCGAGCATCACTGTCGTCTTCCCCTGGAGGAAGGAGCGACGCTCCCATAATGCCAGTCCTGGTGAGTTTTCCGGGGGTCGTCTCAAAGAGGTCGTGCACTAGATGCCAGGCATCGCCAAGGGCCGGCCTCGAAGCGTGCCCGAGCTCATGAAAAGCAACCGGCAAGGAGCTTCTGTTTAGCTGGATCAGCTCTTCGGGGGCTTCCCCGCGCCAGCCGATGGCGCTCATGACGTTCTTCCCGGCACGGGACAGGACGTCGTTTCGCTGGAAGTAGGACTCTGGTCCGCCAAGAATAGGAACTGAGACGTTCTCGGCTGCGGCGAAGTCTCGAATCTTTTTCACGTCACGAGGAGCAAACTCAGCGATCTCCTCGATTGGCTTGCCGTAGGACTTCCCCGGTACCGCAGTTCCCGTCTGCAGCTTCTCGTGAAGCGCCGCAGGAATTGAAGGAAGGAGCCTCTTCAGCAGCTCATTTGAGCCAGCCATTGCGCCGGCGCCCATTATCGAAGACCCAAGATCCTGATGTCTTTTCATCAGTACTTTCCTTTTTCGCCGAGGCCAAATTCAGCCCCGTAGGCGAACGCCGGAATCGGAGAGTAGTCGTGAATGTCGCTCTCGGCCCCCTTGGCGACTCCTTGAAGTATACCCTCCTCGAGTCGCTGATACCCGAGATGTGACATCCAATCGTTTCGCATGAACGGAATCTGACCCACGCCAGTCAAGAACGGCTCGTGAATGATGGGCTTGTTGCCTACTTTGACCTCGTGTTTTCCGAGTCCAATGATTGCCTTGGCAACCTGGTCGCTGATGAGCGTGCCGTGTTTGAAGTGTCCCACGTCCTCTTTTAGCACCATGCCGACCGCGTCGTTGACCGGCTTCTTTCCGGTCAGCTTGCGATTGAAGTCTTCGACGACCGTGTACGGCGCAATGTCGCCGTGAATGAAGGCGCTGTCCCCGGGGTCGATGACCTTAGTCGTGTTGGTCACTGAACGAATCACGGTCTCGATGGCACGGCGCTTCAGGCTGATGTCCTGCTCTTTGTAGGACTGTTGAATCTGGTCGGTGATGTAGTTCTGCGCCGGCAGCATACCCTTGAGCCGCTGGAGCTCCTGCGGCTTGATGAGGCCCAAGGAGATAGCGTCGCCCTTGGCAATCTTCGAACCCACACGAACCCTGGGGTCAACCAAGTCCTTCGGGATGTAGTGCTTCTTTCCGCCGATCCAAATGTTCTCGCCAACGTTACCCGCCGCCTTGTCGATCTTCTCGACCTTGCCGTCATGCTCTGAAAGCGTGGCCTTGCTAGGGATGACCTTTGGCATCTTGAGCAGCTTGTCGATCTTGTCGTAGCCCGAGATGATTCCACGTGACCCTGAAGCGCCGCCGGAGTGGAACGTTCTCAGGGTCATCTGAGTCAGGGGCTCTGACATTGCCTGCCCCGAGATGACACCCACGTTCTCCCCGAGCGGAGGCAGCTGACCGTTCTCGTAGAGACCGTAGCACTTCGAGCAGGTACCTTTCGGGGCATGGCAGGTGAGCGGAGAGCGAACTTCGACTTCTTTGACCTTGCGCTCGCGAAAGATGTTCATCAGTCCAGGCGTCACCACGGTACCGGCGTGGGCGATCACGGTCGGTCCGACCTTGATGTCTCGGGCCAGGAAACGGTCTTCTATGTCTTTCCCTTGACTCCCAACCAGTAGCTTGATGCCGTCGTGAGTTTTGCAGTCCGCATCGGAAATGATGTTCGTTCCCGAGGTCGCCAGGATGTCCTTCGTGAACGCTCCTGGGTGTTGGGTCTGTAGTTGCTTGTCAATGGTGACGCGACGAGCTCCGTAGGACGTCTGCCAGTACTCCGAGAACGGCAAGCCCTCGGCGTAGGAGTGCGTCACGGGGATCGAAGACGGATCTCCGTGGTGGTTGTCGGTCATCGTCGGCCCAGAGATGATCTGCTTGAGCTGGCCGATGTTGCCGCGAGCCCCAGAGTTCACCATCTGGAAGAAGTTGTTGTGCTGCGATGCGAGCTCGCCGGGCAGCGCTTTGTTGATTGCCTTGTCGGCGGCGCCAATGAGGTCGGTGGCTTCCTTTTGCTTGGCGGCGTCGAACTTGCCGTGCATGTGAAGCTTCGCCACGTCTGCCTGCATTTTCTTGGCGATGCCCTGCGTGATAGGCAGCGCCGGCGTCAGGTCCTTTAGGCCGACCGTGAAACCGATTCGATAGGCATGCTGATCGCCGGCGTCCTTGAGTTTGTCGACAACCTTTCCAAAGTGCGTCGGGTCATTCTTGGCAAGGTCTTCGAACAAGTCCCTCAGACCGTTTTTGTCCATGAGCTTGTTCTTGAACTTGCCCCGGATTCCCTCCGGGAGCTCGGAAAGTATCTTGTCTCTCTCTGCAGGACTCCCCTTTGACAGCATGAAAAGCCCGAGCGCCGCGTCAGCGCCGGGGCTGATGACGATTCCGCCCGTGCCTGGATTATAGAGGTTCCGAGAGGGGTACATCTTGCGAGCTTCCTCGACAGCGTCGGTGAGCAGCGGCACGTGCACGGTCATCGTGTCGCCATCGAAGTCGGCGTTGAATCCCTTGACCACGAGCGGCGGAATCTTGACCGCGTCGCCGTCAGTGATCTTTGGATTGAACGCCATGAGTCCGAACTTATGCAGCGTCGGCGCTCGGTTCAAAATGACCGGACGGTCCTTCATGACCGCCTCGAGCGACGATCTCGCCATGGTCGTGCGGGCGTCGTATTCGTTCATCGCCTCGTCGGGCTTTTTGCCAAGTCCGACCATCTGGCGAATCGCAAACGGCCGGAAGAGATTCCAGGCCATGTCCTCGGGAAGTCCAACCTCGTCGATGCCGAGCTTGGGTTCTGGGATGATCGTGCCGCGGCCGACTAGGTTCTGCTTGCGTCGGATGACTTCACGCTGGAAGAAGCCCTCCTTGGCAGGCTTTCCGGCGATCTGTTGGATGAACCCCTTTGGAGTTCGCGACTGCTGATAGAACGCAATCGGCTCGCCAAGTCCGGCCAGCGCCTTGGCGCCATTGTAGAGATTCTCCCGGAGCTCCGACTTCACGTCCTCTGGGATGTAGTGAACGCCGTGCTGCCACTTGAGCTCGTTGTTGATGAGACCCAGGTCGCGATAGAGCCAGTTGATTCCCTGAACCGACAACGAGCCATCTGGCAGCGGAGAGACCGGACGGTACTGAGGTGGGAGTACCGGGATCTTCGTTTGAACGTAGGCGTCCTCGGGGCGAAGCTTGTTCTTCTTCAGCGCATGAAGGTATTTGAGCTGCTTGTTTGCCTTGTCGAGCTTCACCGGTGTCGATGCGGTCTTCGCTGCGTCAGTCCACTTCTTGATGTCTTCGTCGATATCGATGCGACTCAGCAGTTCCTTGACGGCGGCGCCGCCCGTGAGGCCGTGTTGTTCTGCGTTCCATTCGTTCGTCTTGGGATCGAAGAACAGCTTGCCGTTGACGAGACCCGAGAACTGTTTGTTGTTCATCCCGGTCAGGGTCTTGATGGGCGTCTCAAAGACAGGATTCGGCATCGGCTCGGCCAGGTCAATGTGACCCCACTGGTCGTGGTCGCGACCGAAGATGATCGGGTCCATGAACCCGCCCTTTTCCTGCTGCAGGTCTTTGGCTCGAAGGAACATAGGCTCCTTCACCGCGCCTGAGCTCAGCCGAGTCGTTTCCTTGTCCGTCATCGGCTGGAGGACCATCTTGGAGCCGCGGCGCTCAACGTTGACGCCGGCGGCCTTCAGGTAGGACTCGAACTTCTTGTAGGCGAACGTTGGCTCAGGCGGTGGCTTAACCAAGCCCGCGGCACTACCGGCTCTCAGCCACTGCCAGAACTGGTCGTTCTTCGACGCCTTGTAGGTCGCCATCTCTCGAAGGTTCGCTCGAGCGCCGTGGGCCAACGCCGAGTACATCGTCAGAAGATCGACAGCCTTTGAACCTTCTTCGCCACCGCGGAGTGGTGCTCGGTTGATGTCGTACTTGCCTTCCTCGCGAGCAGAGAACTGGGACGTGGCCTGCTTGGTCAGCTTCAAGATGAACTGCGGACCGACGAGAACTTCGCCGATTGGTTTGTTCGTTGTTGGATCGAAGAGCAGTTCAGTGTCCTTGAGGTTGTGCTTTTTGAGGTCGTCCTTGACCTTCTGCGTGTAGTCCTCGTTCGAGAAGTTCTCGACGATGTAGGGCTTGCCGGTCTTTTCCGCAATCTTCGCCGCGGCGGTTTCAAGAATCTGCGACGGATTGATACGGGTCACGATGCCGTGCGGATTCAAGATGATGTCGATGGGCTTTCCGGCGGCGTCATGAGGAGACTCTCCGTCGGGAATGATCTTTGTGATGATGCCCTTGGCGCCGTGACGGTTCGTCAACTTGTCGCCAATCTGAGCGGGCTCGACGGTCTTGACGTAGACCTTGACCTTGCCAGCCGTTCGCACGACATCGACCACTTCTCCGTCGACCTCGTTGTCCCAGGTCTCTTTGAACGGTCGCTTGGGAGGAAGGCGCGTCAGCTTTGAAAGCTGAATCGAGTCCGGGTCGGTCTTGTTGTCCCGGACGCCGACCCACATCGGATCGCCCTTGTGAAGGACTTGCCCTTTTTTGACAACACCGTCTCCGTCGAGCTTTGCGACCTGGTTGTTGGTCAAGTCGTTCTGTCGCCAAGCGGTGTACTTGTTCATGGAGAGCTCGGCGTCTTTGTCGAGGGCGTCACCGAATTTGTACATGTGCTCGCTTGAGAGCTTGGCCGCGGCGGACTCCGTGATGACGATGCCGTCCTCAAAGTTGTACCCCTTGAAGGGGACGTAGCCGGCGCGGAGATTGGTACCGATCGCTAGGTGACCATCTCTGGTGAAGTTCGAGTCAGCGATGACGTCGCCTTTTTTGACCTTGTGACCTGCTTCAACAAGCGGAACGGCGTGAAGGAACGCTTTGGAGTTCAGTGGGTAGTTGTTGAAAAGCGGCTGCTCGACGGAACCGTCCTTCGTCTTGATGTGAATTCGGTTCGCCGTGACCTTCTCGATGACGCCGTCTTCCTTGGCGGAGATGGAGTATCCGCTGCCAATGTGCTTCTCGATGGTGTCCTTGCCGAGCTTGACCTGGACGAGCGGCGCCTCCCTATGAACGAGAGGAATGGCTTGCTCGAGCATCTTCGTTGCCATGAGGCCGCGGACGCCCTGGGCCGAAGGGAGAAAAGGAATCACGTTTGACGAGATAGAGAACGCCTGCTTCGCATTCGGCAGTACCAGGTCAACGTCCGCAGCGTTGACCACCTGCATGTCGCCGCCGGCCATCGCCTTGACCTTGGTTCCAACGAACTTGCCTTCTCGGAACTGGTCCGGCATCGCGACGATCTTCGACTGGAAGTCCGCCGGCGAAACACTCACGTACTGCTTGGTCTTCGGGTCATAGAGCCTAGCGAGAAGCTGCCCCTTGTTGTTCTTCGAAGCCCCGAGCGGGAGCTGCATCACTGTTCCGATGTTTCCAGATTCTGGCGTGTGAATCGGGTCGATGAAGCCGAGGTGCGAAGGGTGCACCATGCGCTCTTCTTCTTTGATGGCATGCTCGGATTGAGCGCCACCCTCGCCGCTGATGGTGACCTTCGACAGCCCGTTCAGGATGTGCAGCGGGTTGTTCTGCTCGGGAGTATGCGAAAGATCTGTCTGCGTAAAAAACGTATCGAAGATGGGTGTAAACTCCTGGGCGGCAACGACACGGCTGACCTGTGACGGCAGGTTTCTTCGGTTGTTGAGTCGAGAGGCGATCTTCCGACGGAACTCTTGAATCTTCGGAGCAAAACCACCGTCCTCGGTGATCATGCGCTCCTTGATGAAATCCGCGACAGACAGGATCTTCTTGAACTCGATCGATTGCCGGTCGTCGGGCTGTCGCTCTCCTCGATAGGTTCTCAGAAGTTCATGGGCTCCACGGACGAGAATGTCCGGAGTCACACGCTCAATCGGAGATCCGAGGGTTTTTTGCGTCACCTCGGGGGCAAGCTTCTTGTCGGCCAGGAACTCAGCGAATCCCTTGGCCGCCGACTCCGGAGAGTCGTACTGCTCGCCCGTAAAGAACGCGGCGACCTTCTTTGCCGCTGTCGCTTGACGGGCCGGAAGAAATCCCTTGTTGGCGTCGAGAAGATCCTGTCCCCATTGCTTCGCCATCATCCCGTCGCTGACGCCCATTTGCGACAAGATTGGATAGAGCGGTTGCTTGCCCTGCTTTTTGACCAAGTAGAACACGCCGCTTTCTTGGTCGAGGGCGATGTCAAACGGCTTTCCGGGAATATTGAACTCGGTCTTGTACTGCGCCTTGTTCGCCAGCTGCGTGACGTAGACACCCGGCTTTCGCCGGAGCTGATTGTTCACCTGGTAGTGCTTGCCGCCAATGATAAAGCTGCCGATGTCGGTCCCTTTTGGAAGGACCGCGACCTTCACCTTGTTCGCTTCTGAGATGACCTTCCCGGTTTGGCGGTCGAGGAGCTCGAGCGAGGCGTAGACCGGGACGCCCCAGGTCTTGTCGTTACGAACGGCTTGCTTCTGGGACTCCCAGTCAGCCGGATCAACCGTGTCATCGATCCAGACCTTGTTCGCTTTTAGCTGTCGGTACCGTCCGTCAATGTTTAAGGCCTTGGTGAACGCCGAAACGGTGTCTTGCTTCATGCGTTCGAACTGACTCTGATAATCAAATGTCTCCATGAGCACTCTCAGTGTTGCGGAATAAGTTCATTGAAGGCAAACCTATTCATCACGGAACTTTACCAAGGAGAGCGGCCAGATGATAAGCATGTTTCGTAAGGCAAGAGAGCGAAGACTAGCACGTGCAACCAGCTCCGTATCGGCCGCCGTCGTTGCTACCGCAGTCGCCGCTACTGCAGGTGTGATGATCTTGAGGTCAGTTCCGTCGCTGAGCGACCTCGGGACCACGGTCGTCAGTTCCGCGACTGGATCGCTAGTTGGCGTGTGGGCCAAGCACATTGCAGGCGTCCTGGTGTGCGGCGCCCTGATTGCTCTTGGTAATTGGATTTACACGATGTTCAGCGCTCAATGGAGTCAAGCAGGCATGCCAGATCTCCCTCCTATGATTTCAAGGCCAGGTCCCGCAAACGGAGCCATTCCTATCTCGCCAAACCAGGCCCCAGCACAAGGAGCCCGCGGTTCGATGTTCACTCAAAACGTTTCTGCGCCGGCCGGCCAGAAAGCAGCTCCGTCGTTTCTCGACGAGTATCGCGACTAAAACAGAGCCGCGGCTTCGCTAGTCCAGGGAGCCGCGGATGTAATTTTTTTACGTATCACCGGCGCCGACTTCTCGCTCTTGAGACCATTCACGCGGAGCTTCGGATTTCTCGACAGATTCCGTCGCTGGCTTGACCGGCTTTTCCCACCACTGAAGCATCATGTAGAGATCTTCGGTGGTGGTGCGAATCTGATTGTCGCCGTCGCCCTCAACGGTCGTGGTCTTTCGTGTGAACTGCTGAATGTGTTCGATCGTGATTCCGCTCGAGCGATCGTTCGCCTGAGTCCGAATCTCCTCATAGGCCTCGAGTTCGTCCGCTTCGAACAGGTTGAAGTTCTTGACGTGGAACTTCCCGAGGTCCCTTTTTCCGCCTGGGGCCATGAGCGGCGTGACCTTGCTCATATCGGACTGTTCTTTCTCGTCGGAGGCTTCATCTGCGGCAGAGGCTTATTGGCATCCTGTGCTTCGCCAGCGGTCTGACCCGGCGCCATTCCAGCCAGGAGCTGCTGCACCAAGTTCGCCATGTGCGGCATCTTGGAACGGAGCTCGTTGAGTACTTTGGTGCGCTCAGCCGGCGCAAGCTTTGCGACCCGCGTAGCCCACTGCTTGGCGATCCGCGAAGCATCGAGCTCGACAACCTTGCCACCGCCAGACTGGGTCCCGGCCTCCCCTTGCACGTTCGCCTGGGCCGACGACGCCTGTTGCATAGCGGCCTGCTGGGCCATCTGGGCGTCCTGGCCCGGCTGCATTTCCTGCATGCCCGGCAATCCTTGCGGCTGCTCGTCGGGCTGGCCAGGCTGCGCCTGCCCGGGCTGACTTGCCCCAGCTGGCGCTGGAGTCGCGCCAGGCTGCTGTGGGGCGTTCGGATCTACCGCGGGCTGAACCCCAGAGATCTGCGAGGCATCTTGCATCGCGGCCTGGGCACGGGCCTGGTACTTAGCCTGCTCGATCGAAGCCTCGCCCTGGGCCTGGGTCTGAGCCTTCATCATCATCGCCTGGACGCGGTTACGGTCCTCGGTCTCGCCTTGGATGGCCTTCAGCTCTTCGTCGTAGTCGAATCCGAGCTCGGTGAGCATCGTGTGGTCCGAGATCTTGTTGGCGGCGTTCAGCTGGATGACCATCTGCTTGCGCTGGATGTCGTCCGCCATCTTGAACTCGGTGAAGCCGATGTTCACGTCGGGCAGGTTCAGGTAGAGCCGAATGCGGTTCTTGGTCCAGTTGACGAACCGAAGAAGCAATCGGCGATACATGAGGAACTGGTTTTCGAGCGTTCGAAGGGACACGGAACTACCCGACCAGGAGAGTCCGCCGAAGACGAACTCGATCGGCACGCCCATGCCGCCCGTGATTTCCTTGTTCGTCACTTCGATCTCAGGACCAAGGAGCAGAGCTCGACCGTCACCGCCGAGGCGCTCAAAACCAAGCGGAACTGCCACGACCGAGATGTAGTTCGGGTCGACGCGCCAGCGACGGATCTCTTCTTGAACCGTGCCCTGCCAGTTGCTCAGGTTGACGTGCTGGTAGGGGTCCTGTTGGCCGTTGGCCTGAGGGAAGATGAACTCAAGAGGCAGGATGCGCTGAAGGGCGATCGCTTCCTGTGCCCGGCGAAGAACGTACAGGTAGAACATGCGACTCATCGAATGAATGATGAGCGGCTTGCCCCATCCCATGTCCTGCTCGGCGAGCGTCGGGCGCTTGAAGTGGAAGATGTTCTGCTCGGAAAGAGCGATGTCCCGCTTCATCTTGAGCGCCTCGAGGAACACCTTTGGAATGTCGACGAGTAGCTCGCGAGTCCCGTCCATGATCGCCCGCTTGACCTTGTGCGGGATCTTGTAGCGGTACTTCGATTTGCCGGTGACCGGGTTGTAGTAGATGTCGATGTTCTTCGGGTCCCAGCGAACGAAGTTGATTCCCGTTCGGTCCTTGATCGGGACGTCGACAATCTCACCGACGCCGGTTTTTCCGCAGCCGGTGCAGGTAAATTGGAACTCGAAGTTGACGAACCGGAAGTCGAATGCCGTGTCTGACAAGCGGTCCGACTTGCCGCATTCTTTGCATTTCAGCCAGCGACTGAAGGGGAAGTTCATGGAGATGAAGGCGTTGCCGTAACAGAAGTAGTCGAGGCCGATCTCAATGAGAAACGGCTTCATGTTGAGCGTTTCCTCGAGGACTTCTTTCCAGCCATCGCGGACGTGCTTGAGCTCGGCGTTGTAGATGAAGTCAGTGACCGGGTACTCGGCGATCTTCGTGACGACCGACCCAAACATCGGGTCCTTGTAGAAGAAGTACTGACACCACCGGAAGAGCTCCTTCACGGTAGGCGGCATGTACGTCTGGGCAATATCGAAGAACGGGGACGGATAGATCGTCCCCCTTCTCCTGTCTACTCCAGACCCGAAATCAGCCATCGACTAGGTCCTAATCGTTCTTGTCGCCGGAGATGAGATCTCGTCCGGTCGCCAATCGATGAACCCCGAGAACGCCAACGCCGGAAGAGACGAGCTGGCTTTTCTCTGCCGAGCTAAGCGCTCCCCATCCCTCGCGATGAAACTTAGCGAGCGTGTCAGTGACCTTGCCAGCAGGAGCGCCTTTTTTGCCCTTGCCGCCACTGCTTGGCTTTCCGGCCGTCCCCTCTGGTGATGGCGGTGGAGTTGCCGCCTTGGCCGCCTCCTCTGATCCGGGATGAAGCGGGACTTTCTCTTTTTGCCCGAGTACGTTAATTTTTTCAGGTGCCTTCCCCGGGTAGTCCTTCATGAATTCCCGCGGAAGACCGGCGTTTGTCCCAGACGACGGGGCCGTCTGGTTCTCGGTGGGCGAATGGGCGCCAGGCTTGGATTCCGGTGCAGTGGTCTTCGCCTTGACTGGCTGCGGACCCTGCATTTTTGACATCGGATTTGGAGACTTGTGTCCTGGCTGATTCGCTGCGCCTGCTTGCGGAACGCCAGTAGTTGACCCCGGCATTGCAGCTGACGATCGAAGATTCTGCGACTGCTTACCGGCAGAGAATTTTGCCTTTGCCGCGTCCAGCTTCGTAGCGTGAGCTGCCCGCTGTTCGCGAAGTTTCATGAGATTGCTCTCGTGATAGCCACGCGCCGCCGGGTTTCCGCCAGGCGCCTTGGCCTGCGCAAGGGCACCTTCATGGTGAGCGATTTGCTCGTCGAGGCTAGAAAGTCCGCGCTGTCCTTTTTCGAGGCTTCCCTTGCGAAACTTCGAAACAACGTCCTCTGCCGTAGATCGAGCGCCACCGGCGACGCCGGAGCCAATGGCCTTGGCTCTCTGGGCAACTCCTGCGCCGCCTTCTCCTACGACCCTGCCAACGTCTCGGGCGAACATCCCCGGAGCCTTTGCGAGCTGACCGCCTGAAAGCTCAGCAAGCGACTTTGCGCCAATGCCGCCGGTTGCCTTTCGAAAAAGATTGCTGGCTCCTTCGATTACTCCGGTGGCAAGGCTCGCTTCCTTGGCGAGCTCGTAGCCAATTTTGGCGATCTCGCAGTCGATGAACTCATGATACGCCTCGTGATGAGACGCCTTCATCTGCGTCGCGGCCGACTGCATGTCACGCTCGATCCCATAGGCTGCCACTTTTTCAAAAACCACTGGCAGTACTTCCGTTGGAATGTTGGAGTCGCGACACATGGAAACGAAATAGTCACATGCTCGCTTCGTAAGACCCAGAGAGCTTCCTACCGGTCCTGTCTCTGCGAGAATGATCAGGTGGCCATCGATGTCACCAGAGAGCTTCTCGAATCCAGTAAGTTGCGCTGATGCGGTCTTGACCATCGGAGCGACTCGAAGAGGGGGCTTCGCTGTCTCTTCCGCGTGCTTTTGGAAGAAGTCGTTTCCTGGCTCGTCGAAGAGGTAATCGAAGTGGTTCTTCATCTTCATGCTCCGTCTGCCCACCAGGGGCCTCTTCCGCGTCCTTTAGCTGGATCAAAACCCTGTGCTTCCATCTCGGCGGCTTCTTTTTCGATTTCGACTCGAACTCTGTCCGCGGCTTCGGCTCGAAGATCTGAAATCATCTTCGACATTTCGCGTGCAGCTTTGACCGCCTCATCGTGGTCCATCATGCCACAGGAGGGCTTGTTGGCGTAGAATTTACAGGGGCTTGCTCAAGTGCTGGCGTCCCACTTCGAAGTTCTGCCCGTGCCTCAAGGTACGACCGAACGACAAGCAGCTTGGCGATGTGAATGTCGACTGGATTGTCTTCTCGCCACTCGACGCCGGAAAGGTCTTTCTTTCCCAGGGTCAACCATGCCTTTTCGACGTCGACCTTGAATCCGGCAAACTCACTCTTTCGATCGAGCAGCGCCTGGGCGCCCGGAAACCACTCCTCCGGGGCATAGGCGAATCCGTTTTCCTCGAGGATCATCGCGATGTACGCCGAGACCTCATTGTCCCACGGCGGTCCGGGATGAACGGTCTCCATGATTGAAACCGTGAACGCGATTTGTGATGGCGTCATTGGCTGATAGGCGCCGAAGATTGGCACCAGGTCGTTCCAGGCCAGACCGCAGTTCTCGAAAACGTCCCAGTCTCCCCAGGGCGTGTACGTCAACGCAGCGATCATGAGAGCCTGGATCTTGTTGCGAGCCACCTCGCCGACCGGACCGAAGTCTCGTCGGATGGCCCACCACAGAGTCTCTGGCTCCCAAAAGACCCACGTGTCGACACCGTACTTTGCGTTGAGCACGTCGTAGATTCGAAGCGGGTGACTCCGTAGCGCCGAAAACACACGACCGTCGCTAGCCCGATCCGGGACCGCTGGCACCGGCGGCTCGACAGCTGGAGCCTCGTCTTGTTCGGAAGGAGCTTCTTCGGGTACAAGGTCTTTGTCAGAAGGCTTAGCCGATGCATCGATGAGATGCGGGGCGTGTTGTTCGATCTCAGACTGAGCCAGCTCCTCATGAGACGACTCGGGCTGTTCTTGAAACGATTGCGGCTCTGGCTGAGACGGAGCTGGCTTTTGCTGAAACGACCGAGGCTGCTCCTGAAACGCTGAAGCAGGTCGCCCTTGAGATTCTTTTGGAACCTCGGCGGACGCTATCTCTCCCTCGAGCTCGTCGAATCCTTCTGGAGGGATTCCTTCGACTCCAAGCGCTTGCTGAGTGGACCGAGAAAGACTGACGGCGGTCTTGTCGAAGCCGGATAGAGCGTCAAAGAACGACAGCTCCGCGTCGTTCAGCGGAGTGTTGCTCACCTACGCCTCGCCGGTTGCCAGCTGCTTGATGAGCACCTTCTCGGTATCGGGAAGGGACTCGAAGATCTCCATCGCGTTCTTGGAGAACTGATTGGCGAAGGCTTCGCCGAGATAGCCCTTCAGCTTGCCACCGGAGGCGACCTTTTTGAGATCGGCTTCGGTAAGGGTGTGTCCGTCCACCTCCGCGGACCAACCGGTCGCCGTCTTGTCCATCGTCGACGCATAGGCGTCGGTAAGGCCGCGGTCGTAGTACTTCTTGAGTCCCGTCGACTCATCGAAGACGTCGAGCGCTTTCGCCATGGTCTCTGGATCGGTCTCGCTGATCGATGCGGCGAGCTTGTCGAGAACGTCACGAGCGCCCTTGTTCGTCGGCAGAAGTGACTTGCGCTGTTCGAGGTGCGCATCGAGATGCTGGTTCCAGTTTTGCGATGCCCACTTGTCGAGCAGCTTGCTGTCGCCAACGTCAACGCCAAGTTCTTCGGCGCGGTTTTTGACGGAGCTTGCGAAGCGATGCCGGTGCTCAGCGGAAAAATCCATCGCGTACTTGTCGAAGTACGCGGCCGCTTTCTTCACGTGACTCTCGTCCGGCATGGCGTACTTGCGAATCACCGAGCCGTCACCGGTCTGCACGACGAGAGCGAAGTGTTCGTCTGGCATTTGCATCACCGCATTCATCTCGACCGCGGCCGCTTCCTTCGACAGAAGTTCCTTCTGGGCGAGCTTGCGCAGCATCCAACCGCCCTCGGAGCCCTCGACAAACGAGTTCGAGTCGCACTCGCCCGGTTCAACTCTCGCCGCATAGGCGTCGACGAGGCGAGACGAAGGGACTGCATACGCAACGCAGGCCTCCTTGATGAACTTCGCAGCGATAAAGCGTGCGGGGAAGGCTAGCTTTTCGTGGTTCGCTTGGAAGTACTGGGCGCTCAGCCAGGCGTTTCCGGGATCATTCACCGGGAACTTGCGCATGACGTTGGCTCGTTTGGTGATCATCACCAGTCCGAAGTCCGAATCCTTGAGCTCCTCGAGGCGGTCCTCGGAAAGGGTCTCAAAAGGAGCCCTCGACAAGGTCCCCGGCATAGCCAATTTGGCCATCAGTTCCTTAGAACTGTCATCGTAGAAGTCGAGTACATCTGCCGAAACGCCCATTTCGTGCCTCCGAGGGGGTAGGTTAACACCCCCCTTCAATAGGGGTCAATCTACCAGGAGCACTCGGTTTTCCCAGGCATAAGGTAGGTAACAACAACAATACCTAAAAACACCCCCGAAATACCCCAATTTCACACCCCCAAAACACCCAAACGAACCCCCAAGTTCAACCCCCTGCGGTAGCGAAGAAGAGACGATTCGCCACCTCAGGTTTAACAAACAAACCCGTCTCAGGAGAGAAACCACCATGTTCATCAAACGCCGCAATACGCCCGCCACCGAATCCCTCGCCGTCAAGCGCAACCTCACTGAGGATGTGATTGACGTCGCGAAGGGAGCCCTCGCGTCCGGAATCGCCATCTACGGCGTGAACAAGCTCACGGATCGCGCTTCGAACGCAACTTCGAAGTTCGCCCGCAAGCTCGTGAAGTGGTAACTCGCTACCAAGCGACAAACCACTAAACGGTAACTCGCTGCTGCATGACCTCACCAGAGGCATGCAGCAGTTTTTTTAGCTATCAGATGAGTGTGACGAAATCGACGGGCCCGGCAGAGGACGGGATCGTGATTGTCTTGCGAAGATTGATTGCGGGGATCTCGAGCTCGGCAACTGCACCCTGAGTCAGGTCCATCGAGAAGAGGCCGTTGTCGTCGGTGAAGTCAACAACCTCATCAGAGATTACTCCGACGCCGCTTGCGACCTGTCCCGACTGATCGCTCTCGGTGGATTTGATTCGAAAGCGAACCTGCGTCTCCGGCACAGCGACGCCTGCAAGCGTCTGAATCGTTCCGGTGATCGTGCAGGTAGCCACGTTACTTTCGCTCCTCGGGAAACTTCCGTCTCGACCAGTAGAACGCGAGGTGGAAGTTCAGTGCAACGAGAATCGACACCAGGCTAAATGCGACCATGAGAACACGCTCGGAGATGTTGTTGTCGGCCATCCACACGTGTGCCACGGCCTCCCAGACCGCGGTGGCGATCATTGCGCAGATGGCAAGACTGACAGGGTTTTTCCTGTTCTGCCAAGCCCTGAAGAATCGAATGAGGACGGGAATCCACACCAGCGTTGCCAGTGTAGCGAGCCCGATATAGAGGATCATTTTTTTACCTATGTGCTGGGCGCACTGAAGCAACTTTGGAATCAACACCTAAGCGTTCAAGCTTCTTCTGCTCGCGGCGCCGGGCGATGTCTTCGATCTGCGGCAGCGACGAGCTTGCGGCTGATTCTAGCCCCTTGTCGATGCGGCGGCTTCTTTTTTGAGCCAGCACAATCCCGGCCATCGATCCCACGAACAGGAGGCACCACAGTACGAAGCCGATCATTGAGGTCATGGCTTGCGAGCCTCCTTCGGGGGTAGCTGATGTTGTCCGGTAATTTCACCAAGATGCTCAACGCGACCATCAACGCCGTCGACGGCTTTTGCAAGGGATGTGACTGAGTGCATTAGACTGAGGAGCGTTTCGCTCATCTTGTCCATGCGCTTTTCTAGCCGATACATGAACCAAATGGCAACGAACATCGGAAACCCGAGCTCCTTGATCATCGTCATGACTTCTTCGATCTTCACGACGGACCTCCTAGAGCGCGGTGAAAAGAATGGACGACTGGTCTGGAACCAGAGCCTTTCGGTCGTAGCCGATCGCTGCGATGCGCAGACGGATCGTACTTCCGCGAACAACCGGAAGATCAAAGGAACCGTCGATGAGGGTGTACGTTTGCAGAAGCGTGTCCGCTTCGTAGCCGCGGCCGAGGCTGTCTTTTTGCACCGGGATGAGCGTGGCTTCGATGATCTCGTTCTGTTTGGGCTTTCCGTCGGGACCGATAATAGTTCCTTGGATTGAGCACATCGACGGAGCGTTGACCGACGGCAGTGGACCGAACTCGATGTCTTCATACTCAAGCGCCACCGGAACGCCGGCGTTCAGCTTCTTGACCAGAAACGACGAAGTGACCAGCAGGTCCTTGGCGTGGTTGAAGTCGAAGACGTACGCGCCGGGCAAGTTCACGGCGTCGAGCTCGGTCATGGGGTTCGCGACAAAGCCGGCCTGAAAGAGATTCCCGGTGAGATTGAACCAGAACCCATCGGACATTCGCCTGACGGCAATCGTCGGCGACTGCGCAACTGCGCCGACTCCGGCCACGACCAGATCGAGGTAGAGACGAGCAACACTTCCTCTTGCGAATCTATTGATCATCGCTTGGCTTTCTTCTTATCAGTTTCCCATTTTCAGAGGAGAAGGTCCATTCCCCTTCTGGCAGGGAGGCAGGATCAACAAGGGCTGCAAACACCTGAGATCGCTGCGTCATGGCGTTTCTCGCTCTGTCGGACAATGTAGCTGCTCGAGCTGCAAGGAGTTTCTCCTTCGCCCGGACCTCGTCCAGCTTGAGCTGAACCTCGCCGAGCTCGCTCAGCGATTCTGTGACCCATCGGTCAGCCTCAGACAGTGCCCGGGCCGTCTCAGGAGAGAGTTCAATCTCATTCGCGCTGCTCATTAGTTGCTGGTGCAGATGGCCATCACGAGACCGTTGTCGAAGACGATGCAAAGCTCCTGGGCGCCGCCACCGGCGTCTCGCAAAAAGAGGCGTGCTTTGTTGGCAGCAGGAGTGGCGGGCGTGGCCGATTCGTCCAACAGAAGACTAAGTTGAAGTTCTAGTTCTCCGGTCATCGTTCCGCCGGTTTTCTTGAGTCTTTCGTTCACTGACGGAATGAGGAGCTGAGGCGTAACTCCGTCGAACTTTCCTTGTCCGGCGCCGCCTGCCGACAGCGAGATGTCACCAGCGCCAACCCCACCGCCGATGTTGGCTGTGTTCGGGTCGGCGAACTGAAGCGCTGCGGTTCCACCGGTGAGTTTGTTCTGAATCGTCAGTGGCCCAGTCATTACGTCGCCGGCCGTGCGTACGCGCTGATTGACCGCGGGCACAAGCTTTGCGGTTTCACTACCATTGAACGCTGCCTGGCCGACTGCGCTGCCAGTGAGCTGTAGCGGGGTCCCAGCAGTTCGAGTATTGGCGTCCTCAAGAAGAAGCGCTGTCAAGCCACTCGACGAGAGCTTGGTTCCAACGTACGTGATCACATTGGCGTCGCCGCTGACAGTTCCGAAGTTGTTCGCCCATTTGACGAAGTTGGTGCGGCCAGACTCAAGCGTATACAGCGGATTGATGCTGGTCACGCCATGGCAGCCAACAACCTTTGGGTTGTCTTCCTGGCTTCGAATGTAGAGGTCCTTCCTGGCGGTCGACGGGCCGAAGAAACACTCCTCTACGGTGTTGAACCTTCCAAGGTCGAGCATGACAGCGTGGGTTCCGACAACTGCCGTCGTCATCGAGCTGACATCGATGTGCCGCGCCAGGGAGTCGCGGCAGTTGGTCAGATTGAGAACCCCTTGATCAGGAGCACTCACCGCCGTGAACGATCCACTGAAAAGCAACTCCTCGGCAACTCCTCCGATGCATCCGTTCATCCCAACAATCGGATAGCCAGCTGCATTTGCGATGGAATTGATGGTCAGATTTCGAAGCTCGATCCCTCCGTTGTAGATAGCGAGCTTTACCGATGCACTCGGATTGCCGTCGAGAACGAGAATGTTTCCCGTGAGAAAAGACAGAATCCGAAAGGCTCCCGTTGTGTTTCTCGACCCGTCGAAGAACTCCACTACGTCCCCGACGCGACAGATGTCGCTAAGCGTCCCGGAGTAAGTGACGGTGACCTGGGATCCAGAAATTGAGAAAGTCGCGAACTGAGCCGCAAGATCTGGATGGCCGAGCGAGAGCCACGGTGTTGCGGCTGGCTGCGTACCAAAGAACCGAATGCGAGCGCGACCCTCTCCTTCGAGCCGAACGCCGCTGCGAAGAACCAGTGGCGTCGTCACAACGTAGTCGCCAGAGCGAACTACGATGTGTCCGCCGTCGACGTTCGCTGCTGCAACGGCATCTGCGATCGACCAATGACCCTGGTAGTCGCCCTTGTTTCCGACAAGAATTGGGTAGTGCGTACCCTTTGGGCGGGGATGGAAGATAGCCTGATTTGCGATCGGAACCGTATTCGCCGCAGTAGCAGCATCGGCCCCGACTACCCATCCTGCCAGATAGGTGTCGTTTGGGTGCGGAGTCGGGGAGACGCTTCCCTCTCGAGCCGGCGGGAACGCCCGACGAACAACCGTAGTGCTCTGGAGGTATCCAACCTGCAGCTCGCCAGTTGCGCCGTAGCGAACGAGGATTTCCTTTGCGTCGGTTGCGCTGACGCCGGCGGTTGTATCAAAAGCCGCGGCCGACCGATCCCGGTAGCTGTCGACGAGAACGCCAAACGGAGCCACAACGGAGTCGAGTCGGACCCTCTTGAGCCCAACGCCATTCCAGTTGGTGACAACGTGAATCTGTCCCTGGTCGTCAGCGGCGGCGCCAAAACCAAGAATATTCACGTCGGTACCGGACTCAACGTAAAGGTTCCTGAGAACGAGAATCGGAAAACCAAGGCGAGCCTGAAAGGTCGGATTGAAGACGGCCAGCTCGTCCAGATTCGAAGCCGTTGCCGCTCGCTTGACCGCCATGACGACATTGACTTCGTCATGTGGCGTCAGCACCATGACGGGCCGAGACACGGACGAGATGAGGCTGGTCCCGTCGATAATTCCGGTCCTATCAGTCGAGGCGACCTGGTACCCATAGGAATTGTACGTGGCTCGCGAAACCGCGTTGCCGGAGCTGTCCAGAACCACATACCTGAGCTCGCCGAGCTCGGAAGCGCCAGCGCCGCTCGACACGTAAGAGATGTGAACCTGGCGCTGACGATCGACCGCGATGTCTGGCCAGGTATCGTTCTTCGTTGAGTTCACGCCGTTGACGAGTCTCTTCGCCAGGTCGACACTGCCAAAACCTGCTCCGGTCTCTGTCGAGATCTTCGTGTAGTACGGCTGGTTGTTGGTAACGCCGCCGTCTTGGTACTGGTAGACGATATGCAGCTTGTCGTCGGCATCGAGGACTGCTCGGGGGTAGAAGATCGGATTTCCACCAGGACTCACGCAGGTCACTGGCGAATCGACGATGGTGCCACCGTTCTGATTGAACGCGCCTACCTTGATGACGAGGCCCTCGAAGAACACTACGATCAACGCGCCGTCAGTGGAGCGCTGACCGGCAATGATCGGATCTGTAACCACGGCCCCGCCGGTGTACAGCGTCGTCGCTGCGCCGCCAGGAGTGACCAGGTTGACTCTTCCACGAAGAACCGTACTCGACACCCCCCAGACGTAGGCTTCGCGCAATCCACCCACGTTCTTCTTCGCGTAGACCGACGGCCTTTTAGCGCCAGCGATAGTCTGAAGCGCCTCTAGGTACGTCCCGAGCGCCTGGGATAGCTCGCCGTTTCCTACAACCCGAACGATCTCCGCCCCGGATTCTCGCTTTCGTAGAACGAGGTAGTCGTTTCGGTCGTAGTTCAAATTGCCGCCCGAGGGCGTGATGACATCCAGGACGGCCGGGGTTCCAACGGGGCCAACGATGTCCTGACGTTCACCTCTTCCGTCGGTTGCAGTTCCGGCGCCCAGCTTGTACGCCGTGACGTTGGTTCCACTCAGCGTTGAAAACAAACCAGCGCCGGCATCGACCCCTGGCTCCGAGACGTCCCGCGACAAGGCGCTGTCCACGGAAACCGGGAGAGGGTTTCTCCAAGTTCCGTTTGCCTTGAAAGCAACCACCGTCCCGGTTGCGGCTATAGAGGCATCGGCGGTCGCGGTAAGGGTGACGCCCGAGTCCGGGTCGTCGTCGATCGCAGAGGCGACGATGAACCACATGCCGGTCTGCGTGGGCAACGGAATAACCGTTGATACTCCCTGTGCAACGACGATTCCAAATTGAACGAACGAGTACGGCGCAACGGTGGCGTTTACTCCGTCGTCTGTTGTTGCAGCGCCAGACAGATAGCCATCCCTTCCAACGATGCCGGAAGTGAGATCCTGAAAGGTTTTGCTAACATAGGCTCCTTTGAAGCCGACTGTCTTTGTGACCGACATTATCGCCTCGCAATCAGTCGGAGCTCTCCGTCGGCCACCAGTGAGTCAGTGTCGAGGGCAAAGAGGTTGGCGCCCCTGCGTCGAATGGTGATCTTCTGCCGAGTGGACTTCCACATGAGCGACGGCGTATCGATCGTCTGATTTCCGGTTGGATTCAAAAGAACGCTGACGGGAATCGTCGGCAGGTAAGCCTCCCCTGACGAACTCTGTCGCACCCAGACTTCTACACTGGATGGCAGGCACCCGAAGTTGTGTTCGAGTGTCATCGGAAGCGCACCGGCTGTTGCGACCCAGCCCGAGTCATAGATTCCACTCACCGGGAAAGCGATCTTCGTCATCGGAGATCCGCCGGCGGGACGGAAGTTCGAGGCGTTGAGCTCGCCGCGGCCAACGTACACGCGACCTGCAACGTACGGCGGGTCGGTGTTGATGTCGGTAACCTTGACGCATCCAACACTCGGATGAGCGTCATCCTGGACGTGCCAGGTAAGTCCCGACAGAAGGTCGGCCTTGAACGTCCCACTGACCGTCACCTGGTTCGCGGTGTCGACGCTCTTGATGACGTAGCTCCCGGCCGCAGGACCGGTGCCATCGACAACCAGCAGGTCTCCTGCGATGACGGCACGCTTTGCCGCACTTCCGTTGAAGAGAGCGCTTGCCGAGCTGAACGTCTTTCCTGAGATTGCGCCGTCGACTCCGTTCTGTACGATTCGAAGATCTTGCGCAAACGCCGCCCCGGGGTCAGATGCCTTTTTGACCTTCAAGTTCGAGTTCGAGTAGTTCACTCGCTCGACGTAGAGATAGACGAAATTTCCGTTGGCAAGGATGGCGCCTGTCGAGTCGGCCGTCATGTCTAACGTAATGGCGTCACGGATTCGAAAGAGAAACCCGTCGATATTGAACATCGGCCACGAAGTCGCCGTACCTACCGTAGCGTCGAATTTCACTTGATTGGACGCCACGCCGGCCAGAAACGTATCTGGACCGGCAACCAGGCCAGAAGAAAACGATCGAGAGGGAGATGCGATTGCGTGTCCGGAGTCGACGCCGTTGTCCCTTGTGCGGTGGGCAATTCCTACATCGAGAAGACCACGGCCAGTAGGAGCAACGCTGAACCGATCTCCATACCCTGCGGACCGAGCGTTCCAGACCTCGAGATCGGAGTAGTCGAATCGATTTCTCGGCGAGTTGTCGGGAAGGCTGTCTCCGTTGTAGTCGTCTCCGTTGGTCGCAGACGACCCAAGGTCAGCAATTGCCGGCGAGTTCGAAAGGTCCAGCGTGCCATCCGGGAGGATCGACACCGCCAGGCGGTCCGCCAGGTTGTACAGCGAACCCACGAGCAGGGCATATTCCGCCGGCGCCGCATCGAGCGGAGCTCCGGTGACAAGCGCTTTTCGAAGCGCCGCCAGATGGTCGTCGATGAGCTCGAAGTTCTGATTCACTGGCTCTTGCCAGCTATTGAGGAACTCGCCCAGTCCAGGGAGAGCAAGGTCGAGGAACGAAGTATACGTCGGCATCCGATGCTTCTCCTTATCGCACTACGCTGATCGTCCAGGTCACAGTGATGGTGACGTTGTCGAGCGGATCGAACGGCGTCGACTTGAACGTCTTGACCGACATGATCACTTCGTCCGGGTCGACCGTATCCGGAGGAGACTTGTTGATCTGCTTCTTGTCGCCTCCGACTACAAGAACCCCATCTCCGACAACCAAACAGGCTTCATTGATGACACGATCGGCCAGGGAGAAGCTCGTCGGATCCACGCTGACCGAGTCGAAGCTGCCAACGAATCTCATGGACGTCGTCGTCGGCGTCGTGAACACCGAGATGTCCTGCCGAAGGACTTCGTGGTACAGCCCGGTTCGCGAAGGCCACGTCACGTCCGGCTGTTTAGGGCTGAATAGTTGCCCTGCCGGACAGCCTCCGTCTCCAATCGCCATGCGAAAGATCGAGCCAACGAATCCGCCGCCGTTGGGACCAATCAAAACGTTCCTCGACGCGGTCAGACCTTGGTCGAGGATGAAGTTCTTTCCGTCATACACGACCTCAACGAGCCTGCCGTTCTTCCACGCCTCAACGCGAACATGGCCCATGGCATGGATGTCGTCGGAGACCGGAGCGCCCAGGATCGGCGTAAGGAATTTCAGAAACGGAGGCAAGCCCATGATTCACCTTGAGTCTAGTGGTCCACCGCTTTGGCCGTCAACCACGCCTACTATATGGCAAACGCGTCGGTAACAGTCGCTAAAAAGTTGTCCCTGCGTTTGACCGAAGCGCTTGCCACCTGGTACGTCGCTGCGCCAACGGAAGGCGGAACGGCGACGGTGACTTCCCCTAGGTCCACCCGAGCCGCGGTGATCACCTGGACCTCGTTGCCAATGTTTCCAAAGTCGACCAAGAGCAGTCCCTGGACGTCTTGATTTCTCAGGGCACCAAAGGAAGCGTTCGTCTTGGTGTTGAGTACAGAGGGAGCGGCGTAGGCCGTTCCTCCGAGAATGACATTGTCCCGCTTGAGCTGAATGGCGTCGTGACCAAGAAGCATCTCCTCTGGCAGGACGACGTACGGGAGATTTAGTTGCGCGCCAAGATCGACATCCGGGATGCTCAGCGAAAGCACGGTCGAGGAAATGCGTCGAAGCACCTGCCAGTACCCCTTGTTCGTTCCAAGCGAGATCCGAACATAGTCCCCGGTATCCACGCCTAGGGCAGAAAAGTCCACGCCGTAGTCCCTGAAATTCCCCGTCGCCTGGCTTCCACCGGCAATGGTTTCTCCGGTGGCTCGATCGATGACAAACCCCTGCTCCCACGCTGAGTTTTCTTCGTTCGACGTCACGAGCGTACTCGCATCGATTCCGACACTGGTGAGTTCAAACACTTCTGTAATCTGCTCAGTCTCGTCTTCGTCGGTGTCGAACGAAAAGACAAACTCCGTCCACTGCGGTTTCATGTTGTTGAGGAAGGTGACGAGCTCCTTGACGTTGACCTTGGCGACCACGGACTCGGTGAGTACCTGCGGCAAAAACAGATGGTTCTCAAGGAGCGTCAGAGCCTTGGTTTCATCGGTATCTCCAGGACCTCGGGTCGCATTGTCGGTCAGGAATCGCTCGATGCCGCCACGGCCGAGGCGGTTCGCTACGAACCCAGGCTCGGAGATGCGGTCGATGATCTTCACGCCCGTGGTGAGCGACTGGAACTTCACCACGGCATCGCCAAAAGCCACGGTGGGGTTAAGACCAGTCGGAAGGACGTAGTTTAAGATTTGACCGCGAGCGTCCTCGATCTCAAGGCTTCCATTGACCGTCAGCGTTGGAGGTACAAGGCTGACGACCGTTCCGGCCGACCTTGCGTACGGAAGGCCGAGAAGGATGTGCAATCCGCGCTGAAGATTTCCCGTCGTAGATCCCGTCCAGAAGGTATACCAAAGCCCTTGCAGGGCGAGCTTGTACGCGTCGGAGTTCACTCGGTAGAAGTCGATGAGGACCCCGAAGTTGCGGTAGGGGGTTTCTTTGTTGATGAGCGTTTTTTCTGCCCACATCGTGGGCACGCGACCCTCTAGCGGGCCGTAGTCGAGGACCGGAAACGCGGCCCTGCTGGACAGGATTCCGTCAGCCACTACGTAGTCCACGCCCTCTTGCAGGACCAATTCCGGGAGCTCGATCTTGTTCTGCAGGGTTGGAATGGAAGCGATGTTCTTGCTGACCCTCTGTCCGTGAGGAAAGGCATCGATCGTATAGTGAACACCGCCGTCGTCTTGGGTTACGGGGAAGTTTGGCGTAACCGCGATCTCTGTCGCGGACACAGGTCCGGCGATCGCATAGACTCCGGCATTTGGACCCGCGGTAACCGTCAGCATTCGACCCGAAAGAAGTCCACTGAAGTCCTGCGAGGCGTCTCTTAGAATGTCATTTCCGACTGGAATGCTTCCGCCTGTTCCGGTCAGCATGAGCGTTGGCGTTGCATTGTAGGTGTAGACAGCCGTCACCTGGTCGCCGCTGGAGATTGTAGTTCCGCTCAAGCGAGCCACCGTCGACTGAGTCTCGTCGATCTCGTAGTCGAGTCCTCGGACATAGGCCGCATGCATGTAACTGACCGTCGTGACCTGGTCGATAGGAATTCTTCCGTCAAGCAGAGCTTGGATTGTTCCGTCGGTGTAGTTCACGACATAGTCGATGTTCTCGGTGTACTCGATGGGGCCGATTTTGACCGACACCGTGTTCGCGATGATTCCGCCGTACCGCAGTGACCTCGAGCTGTCGTTGAAAAACTCAATCTGCTGGGACTGCGGAATCTTCCCGGTTGAGTTCGTGAGTACGAAGGTTTTGTAGAACGCCGTCTTCGCTCCGAGCGTTGTGGGCAAAAACCCTGTCAGCGTCAACACATCGCTCTTGACGAGAAGGTCACAGGTGCCGTCGATCATCGTGAACCGATTCCATCTCTCCGTCAGGTAGAGAGGAACCGTTTCCATGATTGGAGAAAGCGTGGCTTCGATGATTTTGGATTCGAGGTTTCCGCTGATTTGCAGAAGCCCCGTCCAATACGACTCGAACAGCTGTCGGTCGTCCGACGGAAGGAGATCCCAGACGTCGTCGAGAAACCGCCAAAGAAATGCAGCAGACGTGCTCATCGACCAGAGTCACTCCAAACGCGATTCCAGCGCTGCCGGTCAATTGGGTCCTTCGACGCCGTGACGCCTCCAAGCGCGCCCCAGCCTACGACTGGCTTAGTGTCTCCCGAAAAAGGAAGCCTCGTCGACGCGTCCTTCGGGTTGACCTCGATCGCCGAGGGCGCAAAGTCGTTGTGGAGCTCCATGAGCGAATCGGCCTGCTTTACCAGGCCTACAAGAGCGCCGGCGCTGCCGATCTTTGTGAGCTCATCTAGGAAGCTGCGAATCATGAGAAGCTCCTCGACAGAACGATGTTCTGCGCAATGTAGCGGGCGATCTTCGGAGACAGCGGCCGCGTGGTTGGGTCCGGAATTGGAAGACTCGGAATCGCCATCACTCCGTTACTGTTCGGGTAGATGAACTGAGTCGTTCCGTCTTGATTGTGAATCTCTCCCTTGAGAGACTCGACCGTTCCAAGATCCACGAAGTCTGCCCCGTTGTTGTACATTAGGTCGACGAGGTCCGAGATCTCGAGCGCCCGGCCGTTGCTGATGTCGTTGATGGCGTTTTTGAGAACAGTCGTCATGGCGTCTGAGGTGAGCGCGGTCGCCTGAGTCGAAGCCGGGACCGTGTAGGCGATTGTCTTTTGCGCATCAACGTACGCCGGGATGAAGTGTCTCACCACCAGTGACGCGGTCTCGGAGCGATTCTGCGGATCATCACAGAACGCCTGGAGTGGTGCGATGTTCGCATCGTAGTCATACGACACGCGAACAGAGATCCCGGTCTCTAGCTGCTGGAACAGGATAAAGTTGTCTTCCTTTGCGCTGAACCTCAGCGTTGGATCCGTGACAACCAAGCGGTAGTCTGGCTCGCTGCCGATTCCGTAGACACCTTGTCCAAAGCCTCCGGCACCGTAGCCGCCAAGCCCATTGAGCAGCACACCGGTTGGTTGAAGGGTCAACGGGTCGAGTACTTCGACGCTGGTGATCTTCATGATCGGGACGTTCGTAATAGTGAACGCAGTCCTCGCGGTAGACCGCGCCGCCGCAATGGTGTCGATGGATGCCGGGTTGTAGTCGAATGAAACCGAGAGCAGGTCGTCGATGTTGTAGACCACGACGGCTCCCACTGGAACCGCCGGGAACTGCCCAAAGATTTCGATCTGGTTTGCTGTCAGGGCGTTCTTGATGGTGTACCGACCCTGAATTGACGATGGCGCCGAGACCGTAAGAATCATCCCGGCGCGGACATTTTGCAGGAACGTTGCGCCGGCCGACTGCAAGGTCTTGTTGGTGAGAGCCGTTCCGTTTCCATCCGACAGTGATTCGATGTGGAAGATGTCGCCCAGGGCAAGTCTGGTAATGGTCCCGGTGGCATCGTCGAGAATGAAGTCCAGTCCCTCGGTGTAGATGGGAAAGTCGTTGATAGACCTTACCACCGGCTGCCGGTCGGTCCGGTCGATCGATGCGACTCCAAGGCCGTACGCAAACCCAGCGAGCAAAAGCGGCAGCGTCGACAGGTTCGCAACTCTCCGAGTGGGGTCAATTTTCACGCCCACTGCGTCCTGAGACTGAGAGATGAACCCCGGCGTCCGAACCCACACGTCGACGTTTCCGCCGATGTGCACGTTGTAGACGATGTCTCGCATCATCTCGGCATCGCCAAAGCCAACTGGCTGAATCTCGATGATACTGGTGAACTCCTCGGTCAAGGTGACAATGATTCCCCGGCCAGTTACCAGGGCGCGGACGGTAACGGCGACCTTGATGCGGTCGATGAGCTCGGTGTTGGTCTCGCGGTTTCTGCCAGCGTCGACCAAAAACAAGTTCGTCATGTTCGCGACGTTCACCGGTTCGGCTTCCATTGTCGTGATGGAGCCGGCGTCGATGTTGAACGCACTTCCTTCTTCGACGGCGATGATAGGAATGTCGACGTAGAAAAGCGACCCGTCTTGGTTGATGGACATGGCCGACTTTGAAATCGAAACGCTCTCTGAGTTCGTGAACCGCTGTCCGGTGGGGCCGTAGAAGATCAGTACCCCCTTTGCGGCGGTGAATTCCGTGGGTTCAAAGAACCGCAAGCGCTCAACCGTGGACCCGATGTTGCCCGGCTGTCTTTCGACAAAGACGTTTGACGCGATGGCGTCGACAACATCCTCTGGCATTGAATCGGGATCAGAGGTTTCGAGGATGGTCAGAACAGACTGAGTCTGCTGAAGGACCGTCAGTTCGTCGGCAATCGGCTGAAGAATGACCGACAGTGGTTCGATGAGGAGCCCGGTCGTTGCTACGCCAGACCCGACGTCGAACCGCGGATCGAACTCAAGAAGCTTCTGAATGATAAAGTCGTTGATTGGAAGTGTCATTTCAGGGCCACCTGGGCTTGCGCCAAACGCTGCTCTTCATTGATGACCCCAATGATGACGTTCACCGACAACGTGCTTTCGTCCGGTGTGATATCTACAATCTGAAGACCGGAGAGTCTTTCAGATGCTGCTCGGGTCGTGGAGACCTGTCCGGACTTGATGCTCTCTTCGACTCTGGAGACGGTAATTCTGACGTCCGCGAAAAGCTCCGAGGCATCGTCGTAGTCGGCATTTCCTCCGATGAGCGCCCTGAGTCCGCCGCCCTTTCCGGGATTGAAGATAGATCGACCACCGTTGTTGAGCAGCTCGAGCGCGACAATCTGTACGAGCTTGTCGATGCCCGTAACTTCCTGTGGCGGACGTGGGATCCCCGGCACCAGTGTTCCGGTCGCCGGATCGAGGACCAGGATTTTTAGGTCGCCGCGTGCCATGTGGCCAATCCTAACATGCCGGCACCCCAGCACTGGGACGAGAAACGTCTATGATATCGGAAGCAAAGCGCCCACCCGCACCGATGGCGAGATGGTCCGTACTGGCCGCCATCGCCCCAAGGCTGGCGGCGTCGATCGCCACGGTAGAGACAACGGCACCAAGTTTCTTTGCCTCGTCGGTGAGGAACTTGACGATGCCCTTGACGGTCTCTGCGTCCTTTTGAATCGCTGCAATCGCTGAGCGAATCTCGTGGCTCTTTCGGAGTCCGCCAAACTCGATGGCGTTCATCGAAAAGAGCTTCAAGTTGGTTAGCTTAGCCACCAGGTCGTCTCGAATGCTGGTGAGCTTCCTTCGAATGAAGGCGTCGTCGATAACGTTGGCGGCGCCGGTCATGCACTTGATCGCAGCGCCGAGGTAGGACATCTCTGCAATGGGCATTCCCATGAAGTCAGCAAAAAGCCCAACCGATAGAGTGTCCTTGGCCCTGTCGAGTCCCATGCTGTTGAGCGCATCGATCATGTTGTCGATAGATGGCCGCGCCAAGATAGAGAGCAGAATCATCGGCTGAACCGCGGCCTTGATGGCAATGCAGGTTTCAATCGAGGTTCCAAGGATTCCGTTCATCTGAATCGCCGTGCCGGAAACGATGACCTGAAACGTTTTGAGGTCTGCATCGGTCGAGCTCAAGTCATCCATTCGACTCATCAGAATCTTGGCCTGCTTGGCAATGCCCGTGCACTTTGCTGCCAGGTCGGTGACGTCCTCGATTCCTTTGACCACGTGGTCGGAATTGATTTCGTCAAAGGCCTTGGTGAGTTCACCGTAGGTGGCCTTCATCGCCTTGTCGGTGGCGGCATCCAAGGATCCAGCGACGAACTGCGAGGCTTGAATCTTCGCCGCCAGCGCCTGGGCGGAAAGAAGAGCCGAAGACCACGGGATCATCTGCGCCGCGATGACGTTGGTTCGGTCGTTGGTTTGGGCGATGGCCTGGCCGGTCCTGAGGTCGTTGTAGTGACGCTGATTTGCTCGAGCGCCGTCCACGTCGGTCTTGAGTCGAGTCAGTCTGGCAAGAAGCGTATCGACCGTCTGCAAGCGAATCGCGATGACCTTTTGAGCCGCGGGGCTCGAGCTGTAGTTGTTCACCACGTCTCGGAGATGCTGAATGTAGTAGTTGATCACGCTCGTCTGCTGCTTCACCGCCTCGATCTCTGCGACGATGATGTTCGACAGCTGCGGCACTACCATCATGGAGATTCTGGCATTCGCCGCGGTCGTCATAACCGGCGGCAAGATACCCTGGGCCTCAAGCACGTTCTCGATTGCAAGAATGCTCTGGTGTCCGCCGGGAAGCACCGGGGACAACGCCCTGAGAGCGCTGTCGAGAGCCGCCCTGCCCCTTTCAAATGCCTTCGTGTCGAAGGAGATCCCTGCGCTGGTGCTTCTTCGGCTCTTGGTGAACTCGGCGTTCGCTATCGCCAAGTAGGACGACACGGCGTCGAGGTCGATGTCCATATTCGTGATGGCCGCGTCCCTGGTGTGCATAAGAACCAAGAGCGTATTGGAAATTTGGATGATGTGTCTTCTCAGGCAGTTGAGGTTCTCGAGCTTGATGTCGACGACCTGAAGAAGGGTCTCGCACATTCTTTGAGCCACGATGAACGGCGTCTCTGGAATCAGCGACATCGTCATCATCGCATTGCCTGCAATGCCCTGCTCAAGGCCGAGCACATCTTGAATTCGATTTCCTGATGGGGGAGGAAGGACTCCAGGCGTCATGGCCGAGAGCTCACCAGAGGCGAACTGATCTACCATCCCCTGGGAAGCCTGCGTCGTATCTCCAGCTGCAGTTCCCTGTGCCAGCGAGGCGACTTCCGACAGAAGGCCAGCAACGCTCAGATCGCCAGACTTCGCAAAAGGGTTTTGAAACGACTTAACCGCGGTGACGAACTGCTCCGTCAGCTTGGTGATCTCCCTTGAGACGAAGGTTGGAAACGTGGCCCCAAGGCAGGCGATTTCCGTAAGCAGTTCATCGGCAGTTGCCATCAGTAGTACCGCTTGACCCGGTCAGCGATTTGCTTGCGCAGGGCTCGAATCTTCTGCGGCGACATTCCGATAAGCGGAGAGAGCTGCATTGGATCTTCAGTGGCCGGTTTGCCGAAGACTGTCAGGCCATTCTTCACATCACCGATCGGAGTGTGCTCGAGCACGACCTGTTGCTCGGGTGTCAGAGAGTTGTGCATGAAAATGAGTTGGTCGGCCAGGCGGCTCGAGCTCGTGTGTTGCTCCGCGCCGGGCAGATCTGCCATGAGATCCCTGCGTACTTCTCTTCGCAGAGTCTCCACGGTTCTGGGGGTGATTCGTTGCATCTCTTTGCTGAGGTCGCCGACCTCTGCCATGCTGCTCTTCATGTCGTCCGCGAGCTCGGCGTTCGAGGGCTCTCTTCCAAGGGACTCCCTGAGGGCCGCCTGTCGGTTCTGGTAGAGCCCAATCATCGTGGCGCGCTGCTCGGGGATCTTGCCGATATTCTGGTACCGAATGAGATAGCGCCCCGTGTGCTGCATGTTCCAGTTGATATGCGTCGGAAGCGAGGCCTTCGAAGGATCGAAGGTCTCAAGCGACTTCACGTACTGGCGCAGCATGTCCGACTTGACCGCGGCCTTGGGCAGCGTAGTTGACCCGAGGTACTTACGACCCGCGTCGTGGATGATCCCTTGGTGGCGGTTGTAGAGCCAGGAAAAGTCCTGTTGGTTTGGATTCTGGCGCCAACGCTTCCAAACCTCGAGTTCCTCTTGGCGCATGCCTTCGCGGTCGACGCCGGGCGCCTCTGACTCCTTGGTCAGCCATGCTTCGAGTTCGCGATCGATATCGTACTCAGCCGGCGAATCCACGATCGTTCTCCAATTCCTTTGCGTAGGCCTCCACTACCGACCGACGAAGCTGAACTATCTGTCTCTCTGAAAGCGGTTGCGGAAGCGGAAGCTTCATCCCGGTTTCCAGGCTATCACCAGTCGGAGACTGCTGCTCTGCGGTATGGGATAGTGTCTCTTTGTTCGTTTTTTGTGATTTCGACTTCGCCGACTTCGCCGACTTCGCAGTCGTAGCCTGTGCCGCAGTCTCCGTGGCCGTCAACGGAACTACGTTTGCCCCGCTGGCGTCAGTTTTGTAGCCAGCGGAGGCGTCTCTCACTGCAAGATTTTCTGACGACGAGTTACCCGGCGTAGCGCTGGACTTCGAGGCATTCCAGATCCTGTTCTCAAAGTCGTACATCACAGGTCTGCCATCGTAACGAGCAAAGGCCGAAGGTTGCGCTTCCGCCCCTGACCTCAGCTTGTCTCGCTGAGACTGGTCAGTGTTGTCCCCTCCGCTGTGAATCTTTGTATCAAAAATCGGAATTGCCCCGCTCATTGGAATTCCCGGCACTGACTCGGCCGAGTATCCGGATCCCGTGGAAATATCCCCAACGAACAGCTTGAGCTGACCCTCCGAGTAGTCGATCTTCCTGAACTCAACAGGCTGTCCCTTTTCGCCGTTCTTTGCGATGTCCGACGGACCTGCTCCGACAAAGCGAAACGCCTCATCTATCTTCGCCATGTCGCGAGCTGTGTACGCCGCGGCCTCCTCAAACTCTTTTCCCATGTCCCTGGCCGACCGGTATTTTTTTACAAGGGCAGCCACGGCATCTTCGAGACTGGCTGAGTCGTTGAGAATGGCGCCAGTTCCCGAGTTGCCACCCTCGTTGAACACAATGGATTCCACTACGTGAACATTGTTTCCAAAAAACTTCTGATACGTCTTGTCGAGACCCGTAAGGGTCGCGTAGTCGTCAGAGAACCACTCAGGGATCGGCGGCTTGTTGGTCCCTGCGTACACTTTTTCGAATGAAAAATTCCCCTCGGCGTCAACCGCAAGGTTGGTGATGGCTTCTCCGGTATCCTTGTCAGTTCCTCCCGTAAAGTTCGGCCGGTTCAGGTCGACCTCGTTGACTAGCCTTGGGTAGATAATTCCGTAGGAAGTAGATGCGTGTCCTTGGGCATCGATCTGGTGAGTGACGGAGCCCAGATGTGCCACCATCGACAGGTTTGCATCGGAGTCATCAAGGGCGAGAACGGGAAATCCAACCACCGGCCTCATGTTGTACGGACCGCTGAGGCTTGCTTGCCGGTTGGCGTACTTTCGCTTGAACCACTCGTAGCTCACCACGTTCTGAAGGTACTTCGGAGTCCCGCCTTTCGGTCCTCCGTTCGAGGTTGCACCAGGGTCAGACAGGCTGAGCGACGTTGCCGCGGGCGCCATGTTGATTCGCTCGCTCACAATGCCTCGAATTCTCTCCTCGTTCGTGCCCCAGTCGTAGTCATGGAACCTTGGCGACTGACCTTGGTTGTCGGAGTAGGTTCCGTCCGGCGTTCTCTTGGTCGACTCAGGAGAAGGACCCTCTCTGGTGTTTCTGATGAGCGCGCTGAACAGCTCTACTTCTACTGGGCGCTGATACTTTGGCGCCAAGGACTCCAGTGCGTCGAGCTCCCTCATCATGTGCTGAGGAAAGACCGTGAGCCGAGTGAGCTCGGACAAGAAGTCTTCGCTGTAGCCGGCGTGCTCGTACATCATCGGCATCAGCACGTTGCAGGTCGGCGGCGACAGCGTATACGCGTCGGGCTTGAATACCGAGCTGGCGATGATCTTCTCGGTTGCCATGGCGTAAGACTGAACAACGCCTTTGTCGTTTCTCTTTCTGATGATGTTCCCGTAGCTGTCCCTGGCAAAAATCTCTGCCCTCACATACGGAGGCGCCAGTAGCGACACCCATTCGTGGTAGACGGGCGCCAGTAGCTGGTTCACCAGCGTCGCCAAATTGGTCTCTGAAGATACTCGGTTCGCAAGCTCGTTGATCCATTCGCTCAAAAGAGAGAACTGGAAAAGTTTGTCTATCTTGCCAGCGCCAGCGCGAATGATTCGATCGGTGATTCTGAATCGATTTCGATTGTTGGTGTAGTGCGGATTGACATTTCCAACGTCGTCAATCGTCGCCAGGATCGTGTCCAGGAACCTCTCTTGGTTGTTTTCGTTGATCTGAGAAAGGTTGTGGTACACGTAGGAATAGGTTCCGCCAACCGGCGTCGTGAACAACCCTTCCCCGGAGGACGTTTGATAGACAACCTGCTCCACGAATCCATTTCCCGCCGAAGCAACGTTGAGCCAGTACTGCTTGGCCTCCACCCAGAAGATCGACGGGTCTGCGCAGCGGATCTGGAAGGCTCGCCCAGCTCCTTCCTTGGTCCATCCACGGCCCACGACGACGCCTTCGAAAAGGAGCTTGTAGTCGGAGAGGTCGCCTTTGGGATTCAGGTCCCACGGGTCCGTGGTGAACACGTGCACCCAGGTTCCGTAGAGGATGTGTTTGATGCTGTTCGTCGGCGTCATGTTGATCTGCGCCGTCGCCGGGGCGCCCTCGTTCGCAGACGCCGTGACGCTCAGAAAGCCGCGCTCAACCAGACGACCTTCAAGATAGACTCGCACTCCAACGTTTGACCCTACTCCGTGTCTCAACATCTAGCTTCTCCATACTACTGCCCGGTGACTGATCCGAACTGATCGAGCGTCAGCTTGTTTGTACCCGTGAAGCTTATCCTCTCCGAGATCGGAGCCGTCTTTACAAGACCACCGTTCACGCCAGGAGGCACAGAATCCTGACTCGTAATCGCGCCAGAGTTTGCGTAATTCACCGCCGTGCCAGATGGCGGAATGTAGTTGCCGGCGAAGAACTCCCTCATCAAAAGAAAAGTCTGCTGGTCGTCTTGCTGTTGCTGCTGTGACTTGTTCCCTGTCTTCGTCAAGTCCAGGGCTGCGCTCATGTCCTTGAACAGCTGCTGCTCTGACGCGGTCAGTGTCGTCCGAGCGAACCGCATTGCCAAGAGATTTCCAGGACTCAGCGGCGAGCGGTTGATGACCAAGAGGTTGAATGAAAAGGGGACGGCCTTGTCCTGAATCGCATTCATCTGAAGGTTGCAGTTGAGCATGAAGCCTTCGACTACGACGTCGTCGTACTGAAGGAACATCGTCGCCCGGTGCTTGACTGCCTGGGTGCCTCGTAGAAAGTTCTCGTAGTTCTCCTGGAACTCGTTCTTCCAGTCATGGTTCTTCGCGTTGAGCAGCGTCCCTGAGTACGAATAGACCTCGGGACGGCGACCGAAGAAGAACGCAATCCACTCGCCGAAGGTGTCCGTGATCTGCACCTTCTCTTCGCGATTCTCAGACACGCGTTCGAGAAAGAACTTCGTGTTCGGCGGAATGATATGAACCCACGGAGTCTTCGACGTATTTTTCGAGGGATCGTTTCCGCCGCTATCCCCAGGGCGTACTCTTCGAATGAGCCGAATGGTTGCCGACTGGTCTTTCTTCTCCATGAGCTGGCGAGCAAGGGAGCTCTCTCGGAGCTGATCGCGAACCGGCGTCGACTTCTCGGCTTTCCTCAGCGCATAGTGCCGCGACGCTCGATAGGCGTCATCGTTGTCAAAGCCGTCGATATTAGCCGGGACCGTGCTGTCGTCGAAAAAGCTCTGCGTAATTGGACCCGAGCCAAAGGCGTCGCTCAAAAAGATCCCGTACTCGATCAGGGTTTCATTCCTGAGCGGAGCTCGCTCCCGGTAGGTTGCGATGATTTCTTCTCTGCTTGTCCCCGCCATGTCAGCCTCGGTTGCTTCCTGGTCGACCGTCTCGGTTCGAGGTCCCGTCCGTGGCCGCAAGTCGCTGTGCCAGCTGCGTGTTCAGGGCGACAGAGATCGCCCGGCTCGCCACGAGCTTGTCGATGTGCCGCCGGCCGATGTTCCTCTTTGACAGACCTAGCGGACCCCAGACCGTGTCGAACAAAAGAACCGTATTCGGAGGGTCGGACGGGTACTGAAGGTCAAATTCAATCGAATCATGTGCCTGGTCTATGCCCAAGCCCGCCTGCGAAAACACGTTTCGAGCAGTCAGCCGGTACACAGAGCCGCCGCCGGTGTATCGAATGAATACTGCCTCTGGGTATTGAACACTGACAAGAATCTCCGTCAGCTCGATAGGAGCCGCACCGTCGCTGACTCCCTCGATGAGCCAGTTTGAGAGT